CAGCTTCAGTTATGACATAATTGTAAATTTGCTTTATTTTAAAGCATAAATGCTTCATAACGTAATAAAAGGGACCGTACTACTACAGTCCCTTTTACTGATTTTACCAAATCAGCCACTTTTTTGCAAGTGTTTTTTACTGCATAGTGCATATCTTTTCGTTTATTTTTTTCATTTTTTTAGTTGCTTTTATTTTGGAACTCATTTGGAACTCATAAGCAAAAAAGCAGGCTGACTAAACCTGCTTCTTTGTAGCCGTATGTAATAAGAAGATAATTGAGATACCGAAATGGAAACAAATTCAAACCAAACCACACATATATTATAGCATATGCTTATAGCAGGTGCAAATAATATAATTATTGTCTTTCCTTGGCTCTCATTTGAGCTACCCATAAGTCAAGGACTTTTCCGCTAGGAGCATCAGGGTCACACATATAAGCTTTAGCAATCTTGACAAGTGTTCCGGTATCACCGCTGAACACTGCACCATAATCACTATACACCATATTCAGCACATAATACCAATCAGCTTTATGCTTAATATTATGCTGCTCTGCAAGTTGATTGGTCTGCTCATACGTCCAATGCTCACCATTAGTGCCATCCGTGTTCTGCATCTTGCTAACTGCAAGTTTTGCAAGTGCTTCATCGAAATGAGGACCATAGGCTACGCAGTGCAAGTCATACAACGTGCGATAAAAAAGGTCTGGGCAATGCATCTTAAGCTTTTCTAATGCACTGCAAACAATTTCTTCCATTGCTCTCTCTTTTGTATCATCACCTATAATCTTGTTCCAATACTCTTTATAGGAGTGCATAACCACACCTCCTTACGCAAGCTTAACCACGCTAATAGCTGCCCTGTTAATTGTTGCCGCTGCCGTTGCCTGTACCTGCAAACTAGTTGTATTATTCACAGCGCAGCAGGACGGACGCACACGAACCAACGTGGTAAAGGAAATATTCACAGCTGTGTCAGCAACGCCAGTAACAATGCTTTCCGCACCATTAATAACAGAAGATGTGCTTTCCGTTGTGCTTAAAAGCTGTAAGCCTACATTACCAGCAGCAGCAGGAACAACATCAGCATTTACACTGACAAGGTATAAACCACGAATAAGGCTAACACTAGAGCTACCAGCAGGATGCTTAATAGCAACGCCAGTCAGAAGATTATTAATAGGAAAGCTAACAAAAGCATTAGCTGCAACAGACTGAGCAGCAACAGCCGCAGAGTTCAAAGAAGATTTTTCGTAGCAAATCATTTATTTTCACCTCTTTACGCAATCAAGGTATTTTCTTGATACCTTTAAATTTTATCGTTTTTTAAAGCAATAGGGACGGCTTGCACCGCCCCTAATACAGTGCAGTTAATGCACATAACTTATTTTTAGCCTACATTATAAGCGCAGCCACAAGCACCAGCTACGTTAGCAGCAATGCTCTGATATGGGCTATTTGTCAGATAAGCGGGCTGCGGGTAAGGTCTCAGCATACCGATAAGGGTTGCACTCTGTGCCTGTTGAGATAAATGGAAATTAGCTGTCTGCAAATCCCTATCTCTATCGGCAAGCTTATCTCTCAAATCTTGAATCTGATTAGCTACCATAATTGCCCTAGTCTTTTCGCCGTCCTCTTTTACAGCGTTTACGATAGCGCAAGTATTTTGTGCATTTTCGTAACGTACTGCGTCAATATTGCGGTTAGTTTCGTAGCCAAGAGAAGCAATAGCTTGTTTTTGCTCGCAGCAGCACTGTTGAGCAGCGAAACGATTCTGGGCAATCTCACTACCAAGCTGATAACCAGTCTGCATAATGTCACGCTGAACACCGTTAAAACCATTCAGCATAGTGCTGTTCTGAGCGTAAAAACCATCACATAAGCCATTCTGAACACCACGAATACCGTCTTTAATATCCTGCATGGAAAATTGGTCTGCAATCTGATCACGTGTCATACTGCCATTAGCAAAAATTTCAGCACCCATGTTACCACGGTTATTCCAGTTGCCGCCCCAACCGCCCATAAGAGCGAAAAGAACGATAATCCACATAAACCACATACCGCCGCCCCAGCAGTCACCATAACCATTGTTTCGATTCATGTCCATTACAGGGACAATGTTTGCACCTTCCATAATTTTTTCACCTCCAATAAATATATGCAAAGCTTCATTGCGCGCCTATTGAAGCTTTAAGCCGAATTGATTTAAAAACTGATTAAGCTGTTCATCGTTCATGCCTTTTTGTTTGGCAAGATTCCTCACAAGAGTTTGCATCTGCTCTGGCGATTTACCTTGCCCCATCTGCATCGCCCTACTCATTAGCGGATTTTGTCCTGCGAACTGTTGCATTAGTCCCATTGGATTTCCTGCCTGCTGCACCATCTGCATCATCTGGAATATGTTCATCATTCGTCATTCCCCCAATCTGTTCTTCGAGCTTTTCAATGCGTCTTTGCAATGCTAGCACTGTGTTATTGTCAGCGTAGGCAGGAGCTTGCATACCACCGTCCTGCTGAAGCTGATAAACTCTAAAAATCGGCAAGCCGTCCATGCCTATAAGCTTTTCATAAATTTTTCCTTCGGCAGGAGCAGGAAAATATGTACTCGTTCCGTCAAGGTCAACTTGCGCTGCTCGTGCTTCTTCAATGCTTGTAACAGGTCTGCCTTTAATTTGCTGTACAGGCTGATATGCATTTGGCTGTGCAGGGGGCATAATTGTAGGCATTGGTTGTTGATACATTTGTTGTTGCTGTTGCAGATTAGCTAACCTCTGTTGCATCTGCTGTGTAGCTCCATAAGGATTGTAATAATTTCCGTACATCTTTATCACCTCACCTATATTTTAAGTGGTAGCAATAAAAATAATCCCTAAAGCTAAAGACACATTCTCCTATACATTCGGACATAATTTAGACACGATTCAGACAGCAAAAAAAGAGCAAAAAAAATAATCCCCATTAAGAAAAGCTTTTACACTTCTCTTAATGGGGATTACTTCATTTAGAAAGCACTCGATTAATAGCCTTAGTGCTTATTTCTCTGTCAACAGTTTTAGTGGAGATGTTCAGCTCCATTGCGATTTGATAATTCATTTTGCCGTCAACAAATTTCATCTCACAGATTTTCATTTGCCGTGGCGTTATCTTCGCTTCTTGAAGCACTGCATAAAATGAGCGGCGCGAGCTTTCGGTCATCCATATCCTCGCGCTTTTTAGCAGTTCTCTCATTAAATCACCTTTTTAAAACATAAGCAAGCAGTGCAATCAGACCGATGTTGGCAAACAACATTCCAGCCATGATATAAAACTGCTTATCAATAATTCTTTTGTTTTCAGCAAACAACATTGTTACCATACCAGCAGGCAAAACTTCCTGCTTAATATTTTCGTTATCATTCATCCTATCACCCCATATAATATATTTAATAAATATATTATATCACATCGACAAACAGACAGTCACTAATAAATCAAAGCATAATAAAAGCACCTCAAAGATTGTTGGCGCAATCAATGAAGTGCTTAGAGTTCGGATGTATCATAGTAGAAACACCCTATTGACAAAATCTATTATACCATACCGAAAATCATTTTGCAACCGCATACGCAAGAACGAATATCGCACACCCTGCGTACAGGTTACGCTGATGCTTAATTCTTCTCGCTCTCTTGCGTTCTAACTCCATTTGCTCGGTCAACGTCTTGTATAATACCTTGCTGTCGTCTAACGATTGTTTGGCATTCGCTAATGAGCTTTTGGAGCTGTTCAGTGCTTTCCTCGTTTCGTTTAGCTGTAACCTCGCTTCTGCTAATTGTTGCATCAGCTCGCTCGACGTGCTTTTCTGCGTCGCTAACATATCGCTCGCTATCTGCAATTTCGCTTCTAGCAGATTCGTTTCTTGCTTTAAGCTGTTCCATTGTGCGATTGACATTGTTATCTGCTGTGGAGCTGCTTCCGCCGTACCAACGCCAGTACACGTCATTGCAGATAAGCAAAAGGCTAGCAACAATAATGCTGATTTTAACAGCCTTGTCAATTTTACGTCTCGTTTCATCTGTCATTTTTACCTCGTCACAGTCCAAAATAATGGTGCAGCGCACCAAGAGCAAAGCCCAAAACAAGGCCTACCAAAAATCTCTTATCAGCAACAAAAGCTTTTAATTCTTCCATGTTGTCACCTTCCTTCTTATCGTCCGTTTCCTGCATAGCCATACGCAGGTACGCCATACGGTGTAGTTAAATCAATACCAGCAACATACTGATATGTATTGTCTGCTCTGTTGGCATAACCAACTCTATACATCTCGCCAACGTCGGCAGCTATCCAGTAATAATTTTTGAACAGCTTGTTCAACGCTTCAAGGCTGCGCAGGTTAACACGTTCGAAACGATTCTCCAAGAAACGCTTTACAACGTAGGTTGACGTAGGACACCACATGCCAGCATAAATCAAACAGCGTGTATCATCCAACGTCGGCACCTGCTGAAGCGCCTCGACGTATTGCAGGCAATCATGAGAAAGCTGATCAAGTGCTGCCTGTTTACCTGCGTCGCTTCTAAGCAGCTCTTTCAATGTCGGCAATTCTCCGCTTGCCTTAATGTCAATATAGGTTTGTCCTACAAATTCCTCGCCGCCTGGAATGGCTCTTAAAAGCTCATCGGCTCTGTTCCCTTCCCACTGGCTAACGGAAATTGACGGATAAGCGTAGGCGGTAGACTTCGCCACGCTGTCAAAGTCTCCCTCAACGCCTGTTGCAATAATACCTTTAGCAATTTCTCTTGCAAGGCTTTTGTTCCAGTCCATAGCTATCACCTCACTCACTTTTTAAGCAGCGGTTAGAAACTTTTTTGTATACGTCCTCATACATTTCTTGCTTGTCGCCGTTGTAGGTGTACTCCGCATAGATGCCATCACCGCTCACGGTCGTTGATAACAACGCCTTGTAATTCTGCAACGTCTTGCACGCCCAAACCACATAGACATTCTCTAGCGTAATAGGCTGAACGTCGTTCGGGCCATGGTTAATGTTGTCGGATTGGTTGTACCATTCTACTAATTTGTTTTTGCATACACTCTCAAAGTGCGCCATACCTGTAATAATCATTACTATCACTCCTTTAATTTCACTTCTTAATTTCACATTTTAGTTGTTTGGTTAAGTTGTTGCTTATCTTCTAAAATGTGTGTCAAATATGTGTCACTTGACTTTTTGCAACAACATCATTACACCTCAAAGCCATTGCCACATCTAGCTTTCAGCGTTTTTAGTGAAAATTAGTCAAGTGCATTTTTGTAAAAAAGTCAAGTAGTGTTACTCAAAATTTACTCGTCATTCTTCACTTTCATAGCTTTTGTCTCTACATACTTGTTGCCAAGCTGAGCAAGCATGAAAGATACACAAGCCATAGCAAAGGCTTCGTAGTTGCCCCATGTCTTAACGAAAAACGCAAGGTAAAGAGAAATTACACTGAACAAGATAAACGCCAGCACGGCACACATTCTGCCGATACTCAGTGTGTTCTCGTCTTTCTTTAACATATTCAATAACTTTTTCATTTTTTATCCTTTCTCGTGCGGCTCGTAGTTCGGCAAACCGTTTAACTGTTCCATTAGGCCGTTGATAACTCCGTTCTCGCCAAGAGCTTCATAGCTTTTGTAGCAAGCGTTAATGCTTTCTATAGCATAGATGGGTATCCAGCCTTTTTCGTCTACATAGTGATTGTAAGCCTGGATAATTCTGTCACGCAGAAGAGCTTGTAGTCCAGCTTTTAGAGCATCATTTTCTTTTTTCTTCTGGTGATACAACGCAAAAATATAGGAAATGATAGCGCCAGCGATAATATTTATTACCGTCTGTACCGTTGATTCAAACATAAAACACCTCACCACTCCAATTTAGGCAACATCGCCAACAACTCAGCCTCAGACGGTACGGCACGCCTACCTGCCTTAACCTCGGCTAACACGTCATAGCATAATCGCCATACTTTATCACGCCACGCAAGGACAGCTTGTGCCTCACGCCGAAAAATCTCGTCCGTAGAATCTACATAGCTGATGCAAGTAAAAACATCGTCATAGCCTTTGGCCTGCACTGTTTTGTCCATGTAATCCTGCACAAGACGTGTGTAACGCTGTTGTAAATCCTCAACGCCAAAATCAGCAGGCGTAAGGTTTAATTTTTTTGCCATTGTTTGTCTGCTCATGCTGTCACCTCGTTTAATGCGATAAGATATTCTTCCTCGTTTGGTACGGGCAAATGGTAATCGCTGTTGCCAACAAACGTGATTTTATCGCCAGCCTTGCAGTCGACGGCATCAAAGCGGTTGTCCACCTCTGTGACTGTGACGATTGGCGTTGCAAGCTCGTAATACAGCAGGACGCCTGGTAGTGATGCTTTTAAGTCATCTGGACTGCCAATCGCAGTATTTTTAATCCAACAAGCACCTCCATTGCCGCTATTGCCAGTTATCTCCATATCATTTAATTCATTATAATATTTTGGTGATGGCGTATAGTAAGAGCAATTATAATTTGTAGTATATAGAGCTTGATTTGCGATTAACGCCCAATATATACCATCGGTAGTGCTGAGCAGTTTCCACGACAGTGTCCCTAAATCAACCACCCCTACCCTCTGCGTATGCTTTTGGTAGTATTTGCCATCCTGCTCATAAAACTCTAAGCTGTCATACACGCTGCCTGCTGATTTTAGTGAGATGCTGTTAGGCAGGGAGATAACTTTATCACCCACCTGCACAGCGGTAACATCGGCTGACACGAGTGTGCCTGCATTGTAAGGGTAGTAATCATTGACAAAAATCTCACGGCATTGCTCTAATGTTGGCTCATTGCCTGTGCCGAACATTTGGGTAAGGTCGACGAGTTGTGGGTAAACCGTTTCGCTGATTACTGTTCCGCTCTCTATGTTTCTTATAGCAAGCACCGATGTTCCGATTTGCCCATCCTCGCTGGTTGTGATGTTATATGCATTGTTCAAAAATCCGCTACCTGATTTGTGTCCAGCAAAGTATCTCCAGCTACCATCATAAAATGTAGCATGTTTAAAACCTTTTAACATACACAAATATTTGTGCCTGGCGGTAAGCGACATTCCATGGGAATCTTTTAAGCTGTAAAAATAAGCATCTTCAGTGTAAACACCACTAAGTGTAATGCTACCATCATTATTATTTGTGAGTGTGATGCCGTTGGATTCTTTGTCGATAAACACATCATGTCTAAGCATCTGATTCCCCACAACGCTCTTACCGCCTATCAGCTTTACGTCCATGACTTTTGCACCGCTGGGAATATCCTTAGAGTACGCAGTATCATTATCAGTCTCGTAGCGGTGGGTAATGCCCTTGCCTAAATCGTAAAGCACGGATATACGTCGGTTAGCATGTTTTAGCTCAGCTTTAAGGTGCTCGTTGTCAGCCTGCAATGTATCAGCGGTATCTCTGATGCCGTCAGCCGCACTCTGCGCCCTATCAGCCTGTGCCGTTGCCTGTGTGATAATCTCCGTACCCTGTGCATTAATATCAGCCTGCGCCTTAGTGATAAGCTTACCCATGGCCTGTAATGCGCTGTCAGTGATTGTCTGCGTGTCAGCCTTGATTTGCCCTGCCTGCTCCATATAGGTTTGAGCATTGCCCGCAGCCTTGACCGCCTGACCTGTAAGCTCGGTAACAGTTTTTTTATCACTTACTACCTGCATAGCGTCACGATTAACCTGCTCCGCCAGCTCTGTGACCTGTTGCGCTGATAGCTCTGCATTATCGGCAAACGCCCCAGCATCGGTAGAGTGTTTTTCTGCGCTCTTGTTGCTCTTCTCTGCGTTTGCAGCAGACTGAGCGGACTCGGAAGCACTGCTCTGAGCATTTGTTTCGCTTGTCTTCGCATTGCCTTCACTAAGCTTAGCATTGCTTTCAGACTGCGCGGCTTTCTTTTCAGAGTCAGCAGCCTGCGTTGCAGAATCAGCCGCCGCGTTTGCACTGCCAGCAGCTTGAACCGCTAACGCCGCAGCCGCGCCTTTGCTTGCCTCCGCATCATCAGCATAACCTCTTGCAGCATCTTCACTAGTTTTGCTGTTGGCTTCACTCTGAGCCGCCGCCTCTTTACTAGTCTCAGCTGCTCTTTCGCTGGCTTTAGCGTTCTTTTCGGACTGCAACGCTGCCGCCGCACTGTCTGCTGCTTCCTGTGCGCTCTGAGCGGCGTTGGCTTCGCTTGTAGCGGCCTTTAAGCTCTCATCGCGTACTTTGCCAAGAACTTCTTCCAGATAAGTCGGCGTTAATCGTTCTTCGTCAGGATTATCAAAAGCTCGACCGGAGATAAGTAACAATTTGTCTTCTGCTGTTGCAGTTATATTCTTACCGTTGTTTCGTCCAACAACAGACATAATAACTTCGCCTTGATCAGAAATGCATTGGGCAGGAATGATACATTTGTTATCTTGGATATACATTTCATAGGTATTTTGCCCATCCTTAAATAATGCCCATTTTTCAAGTTCGGTCCAGTCAGAAGACTGAAAATCAAATAAACATTCAATAAAATTATTAGTTCCACACACAATTTTATTGCTGCTTAAAGTAAGGCGTTGTGTTTTTATAATAATTTTAATTTGCATTGTTTTAACCTCTTACAATTCTATGTTGTCGAGTTCAAAAACTGTTTTGCAAGCATCTACTTCTGCCTGCTTTGCCCAGCCTGCTTGTTTGCAGGTGCCGATATGCATCGACAAATCCGCCATCCACTGCATAACCTGTTCGGGCGTGAGCCAATATACAGTTTTGCTTTCTGCATCCTCAGCCACGCCACGCACAGGGCAGCCGTTAGGATACTTTGCAGCAAAAAGCGGCGTGCTGACATTGAGGGCTATACCTTGCATCGTAAGCTGCGTTTCCTTGTCGCTGTCATAGCGTACAGCCTCGCCGCTGGCACTGCTAACAAAGCCGCCTGTAATGTTGCTTGCTGTCCACTCGTTAATCTCTTTCAGCTTAAGTTTCTTTTGAAACGCTAAAACAAGCTCCTCATCATCTTTAGGAAAAACCACATCACCATTTTCATCAAGAGAAAAATCGGTAGGAGTAACAGAAGAATTAATATTCATGATAACATACTCATCAATACCGTTATCCATGCCTGCAATGTAGTTTTTTAAAGAATCTTCGGAAGCACTAACAGCAATACCTTTTTTGTTTTTAAACAAATAAAACATTTATTTCACCTCCTCAATACTTAACACCATAAATTTCAATGATGGAGCTGTTTTGAACTTCGGTGTACCAAATAGTATCTGTCGAAAGGGGGTGAGTAGTTGTTCCAGATTGCACTCCTGAATACAGGCACCAATAAGAGCCCCTACCAATAAGATAAAAACTATATCCTTCAGAAAATGCTTTTTGTAATTCCCAAACATCATACAATGCGTATGATGTATATATACCACTATCATCACTGCCAACCACCAAAATCTTATCATACAGTGTATAAGATTCTTTAAGCATTATTGTGCCTTTTCTACTGTCACTTCCACCCGATGTTGTTGGAAAAGAAGAATCGCCACCATAGGCTTTAATTCCTTTTGCTGTGTTATTTATGTTTCTTACATCTGTTCCACCGTTTCTTGTTTTCATGGTATCCCAATCAATCAACGCTACAAGGGTAGGTGTAGTGTTACCTGCTAACTTATCCAGCAAATCTGTCTTAACAAAAGCAAAGTCATCACTTGCTACACTAGAGATATTTTTATTAAAGCTATTGTAACTAGGGAATACATGAATTTTCTCTAATTTACCTGTTGTACTTGCCATTATTTTACCTCCTTATAAATCACTCACCGTTGCAGTCAACTCATTAATATCAGTGCCCCAACTAAATGCAACTCCATCAACAGAATCAGAAATATTAAGGGTCAGAGTATACGTTTTCCCAGCTGTAACTGCAACTATACTGTGCATGTCTTGGTGGTCGGTGTTACCTTCATCCTCAAGGTTGGAGTAACTATATCCACTGCCCCATACTTTTTTTGTACTGTTATTTATAACAGAAATTGCATAGCTAACCTCCTCTTCAAATGGTGCATCAGCTATTAGGCAATCTGCATAAACTTTAATTTTTGTAATACCAATCGGAACAGTAAAAGATGCCGTGGTTTCAGAAGAACTAAAGTGCTGTTTTCCTGCTACAATTGATATAAATTTCACTTCTAGCACTTCTATTGCCCCGTATTGCACGTTATATATAGCAGTATGTAAAACTCCACTACTATCAATATATTCAAATGTAAGCTTCTCTTTTCTACCCCATGTTTTAATAAAAGAGAATACTCCTAATTGATTAGTATGGTGTGTTTCCCCATTAACTGTAACTGTGCTTCCCATAATAACATTATCATCTAAATAGCATTTACACGTCAATTCAGAATTTCTATTTACTGTAGGTATATATGGTGTTGTTCCACCGTATTCAATGATAACAAAACCTTGTGTTCCGTCACTCACTCTAAAACGGCTTGCATAGTCGTTGTCATTACTATAAAAGGTGTTTTTACCTCCTGCACCTACAACAATCTGAATCGTGCTGTTTGGAATTACTTCAACTTCTGCATCAGCAACATAAGCACCGCTATTTCCTGCAACACCAATTTGATTAGAAGTGCCATCAGAGTCAAAGAAGTGAAACGAACCGCCACCTGCACCATAGATGTTAAACGATTCAAACGTTCCTGTAGATGCATAGGTTACGCTATCTTTAGTTCCAAGCACATTAGCATAGTAATATCCAACCTTACCCATTACGTCTGCTAAAGTAGCAACACCATTCTTGTTAAGAGGAAAACCATATCCATGTACAGAAAAATCCCTGTTTCTAGCGGTAACATATTGACCTCTTACACCGTTTTTAGAAGCAACAGGCTGATTAACAGTCATTACATTACCACTTCTTAAAGTAGCAGTTGCACCTTGTCCACCAGGAATAACATAACTGCCAACTTTTGTATCTCCACCGTTTCCTGCTTGCATATCCAACGTGGGGCAGGAATTATAAGCACCAACAGTAATACCGCCTGCTCCACCACCGCAACCAGTAACATATATTTTTGTAATGCCAGCCGGGATTCTTAAACTGTATGTACCTACAGTTTTATATATAAGCCTTACACGCTTCAACGTAACTACATCTTTATACAGCAGATACTTTGAGCCGTCTTTTTTTTGCATCTCAAAAACAGTTTTCGGAATGCTACTCATTTTTTGGGAATACTTATCTTTATCAACCTTATAAGATAAAATGCAAAATCCGTCTACACCGTTACCGCCTGTACTGCCTTGCGTAGAACTCGACTTACCAACAGGAGAATCACTATCAGCATAGTTGGATGTATTACTCGCATTATAAATTCCACCTCTGGCAGTCACGCCTAATGCAGAAGAAGCCTCTCCGGCTGTACCATAAACATAATCAGAATCGTAGGCTGTTACACCCTTGCCGCCTTTTCCACCAGCGCCAATAGTAACGGTGTACTGCGTGCCAGGTGTAACACTAATAACTCTTGTTACACGTTCGCCATAACCTATAGTCATTTTGGCATCACCTCTTTTATCGCACTCCAAAATTCTCGCAAGTAATCACAATAACATAATTCACCATCTTTCTGCACTGCAATGGGACAAATGCAACGGCAAATATCCAAATGCTCGCAAGTTTTGCATTTAACAGGCAAAAGTTCCTTGAAGATTTTTCTATGTTTTTCTTGCAACTCCATAAAGTTATCTGAAATATGCCCAACAATTCTATTGGTATTGTGACACAGCATAACTTCTCCATTAAAATTTACACTAAGACTTACAATAGCGGGACGGCAAGGGGGATAAGGATACCTATAAAATTCTTCTGTATCAAAATTCCTTACACGCAAAATTTTTGAATAGAACCAATGTCGAATATAAGGAGCAATCTTATCATCAGAATTTGCGATTAACCACAAATTCTTAACCGCTTTTTTTACTGCATTCGGTTTAAACTCATACAAATCCAATGGAGTATTCTCACTTAATACATTCATAAACCCACAAGTAATTTCAGTTTCGGGAAAAGTGTAATGTAACCATTCAAAAGCTTCTACCATATTGTCATTAATAGCACTAAAAACAGTATTAACCGTTCTCTTTCTTATACGTAAAAACTTTTTGCAGGCTTCTTTGCTAGGGACTGCATTTCTCGCCGCTCTTGCATTTGGTGCATCATAGCTCATAATAAACCAAATATCATGTTCGTTACAGAAGTCAACTATTTCATCATTTAAAAGCAATCCGTTGCTGAAAATCCTATAACTAACATTCTTTACGCCGTTTTTCTTAAATTCAAGCACAAGCTTCTTAATGGTTTCCCAATAAAGTAAAGGCTCTCCGCCCCAAAAATATAATCGGCGAGGATTATTTTCAGTGTACTTCCAAGGAAGGTTACTCCACATAAGTATAAAGTCTTTAACATCTTGTGATAACTCTTTTCCATGTGGGGAAAGATTAAAGCAACCCTTAATGGGTGTTTGACTACAATGCCTACATGACATATTGCAAGCAGTACCAAGTAAAAGATAAATAGCACCCAGGTCATTAAGGTCATGTATTTCTTCGCTAAAGTTTTTCATACGCACCTTAGTTGCCTTCACCGCCGCTTCCTTCACCGCCGCTTCCTTCACCAGCGCTACCACCGCTACCACTATTGTTGTAATTTCTTCCGTAACCGCCAGCTCCAGCTCCTGAAATCTCTACGGTAATTTCAGTAACGCCTTCAGGAACAGTAAAGGTATAGGTTCCAGCATTGCTCCACGATGTAACTACATCTACTTTATCAGCCATAATATACCTCTTATTCTGTATAGGTAATCATCGTTACGCCTATACTATCAATGCCAAGATTTTTTCTTGCAGCTTCGGCAGTTGTAGCCCCTGTGCCACCATTAGCAATAGGCAACGCTCCGTTTGTATTACCTAAACCCAAAACATAACGAACACCAGCAACGGTAGTTTGTCCTGTACCTCCACCAGAAATAGGAAGAACTTTATATGTAGCATCGCCGCATAACGCCATATCCTGCTTTCCTGCTGCCGGAATTGGCGCAAGTCCTGCTTTACCGGAACTGTTATATGTTGCGCCTGTCATATTAGCGATATTAATATTTCCACTAGAATCAGGCTTTATATTATTTACGGAACGAACAAATTTAGCTTTAATCTGTCCTAAAAAATAGCTTAATCCGTCAAGATCAATTAATTTTTGCAAGTTAGCCATTATGCCAGCTCCTTTGTAATTACATTCTGAATTTCAACATTTGTTGCTGTCTGTAACCTATAAGCTCGTGGAATAACTTCCCAAGCTACCGAACCGTCTACATAAGTTGCACCGATTGTAGCTCTGCTAAAATCCGGTTCACTTACAGCAGTATCACCACCAACAATACAAGCTAAGACAACACTTTTAGGCAAGTTGGGTGACAATACGATGTCGCCATTTGCATAAGATGTATTGTTCTTCCGGATGTTTAAACTGTTAAAAAGGTACTGGCTTTTTAAATCGCTAACATTTTGCAATTTATTAAAGTATTCAAGCGGCGGCGCTTCTCCTTTGTCAAGATAACCCCAACCACGCAGGTAATCAAGCTCAGGCCAAGAATCAATCATCTCACCAATGCTTGCACTACTACCAAAAATCAAATCAAAAGTAGGCTGTTTCATTACCATTATTCAACAAGTCCCCCTTTCACTTTTATAATCCTTGCGAATGTTCCTTGATTAAAACCTTTAAACCTATAGGGATTTTCTCCGCTTCTACTAAACCCGAACGTATTTGTAGCATCAAAAGAATAGACATAAATCACGCCAATACCTGCGCCACGGATAATAAGGTTCAGTGCATCAATCAAACGGCTTTCTTGGTTTGTTACTAAACGCCCTATTCCTATGCGCATTTTGGCATTTCCGGCATTTACAGCGGAAATACGTTGAACGTTAAAAACATTCTTTATGCTATGGATAGTACTGACACGAGAGCAGTCAGTTGTATTTTTCTCAATCTTTGAGTTAACGGCAAGACGATAATAACGGTCGTTTAAATTACTGGACGTTAAATAGTTATCGTACATCCTGCGGAACGGAGCTTGTCCGAATCCCATGTTGCCATGATCAGGAAAACCGAAAAAATCCATTGCAATAGCATTTTCAACACGGCGAGAAATATCAGCAACTTCACCGCAAATATCAAGCTGCTTACCGACTGCCGTATCTGGCCATATCTGCGTCCTTATCTGCTCCCTTACTTTATCTATGCTATCGAGTTCGTTTCCGACGGCATTAAGAAAAGCTTTAATGTTAGGCTTGTTACGAAATTGACTTAACAGATGGTTATACATTCTTTCGCTTGTAGTCATAATCATAACTCCAAGGCTACAGCAACATTAGCAAGCTTTGTTACTGCCAGCTCATTACGTTCAATCGAAATATTTTCCTGTTTATACGTCTGACCATCTTTAGACACACTGCACTCGATATAGCTAATGCCGTCAACGCCGCTGTAAATAGGACCAAGCAAACGCTGATAAATAACATCATTGCCCATCGACAGTTTGCTAATCTGTTCAACAACGATATTTTTAATTTTATCGATTGCGTCACCTGGTAAAATTTCTTCGTTATATTCTTTGATGATAACCTTGACATAAATCTGTACCTCGTGCGGACGGCTAAAGCATACATCTTGCGATGCACCTTCGCTATCCTCAATGCGAACGCAAATATCGCCGTTTGTATCAATGCCTAAAGGTGCAACATTTAAGATAGTGCGAGCAATAGCTTCTTCATCACCACCGAAAACAATAGCCTGGAAAGAATGAGGTTTTAAGCCATCAACTGTTTCATCAGTGCGGTTTTCATAAATAGTTACGCTGGTAACATCCTGCAATTCAAGTAATGCAGCCTTAATACTTTCTTTCATTCCTATGCTGTTTCTGAACACAGCAGACGCATAACGCTGACGGACTTCTGATGCTGTTTCATAGTCGCGGCCTACATATGTTTCAGATTCGTTGCTAACAGAAAACCAGCCGTCATAATTTGTGTTAATATAATTTACGCTGTTTAACAAAGGTTCAATTTCTCCGTATTCCTCACAATCAAAACGAATAGGACTGCCGACCTGCGTAACCACAAATGATTCGTTAGGCACAACGACAGCTCCATATCGCCTGTCTGTGCGTTCAAAAACCAATTTGCCTTCAACAATACTGCCTTGCCATTTAGGAACACTCTGAGAAGCCAAGGCAACAGCGACAATCAACGCAGTATCATTTTCCTGTGCTGCGTATTTTATAACTGCATCATTATCAAACTGCACACTGTAAACCTTCCCTTTAGTTGGCGTTTCAACTTCTAGCGTTACATGTACACAGTCATTAAGAGTGATTGTACTTTCTTCAATGATATTCCATTTGTAGCCGGAAACATCTTTAATCTGGCAGTTAGCAGGAAGAACCATTCCGCTGCGTCCATAACATACAGCATAGAGATAGCTTGCCTGAGCTTTCTTGCGCTGCACATTGGTGTAAGCAAGCGTATTATCTAAGCTGCCTTCGCTGGCACTAATCGGCGAGCGGTCATAATAATCACGCTCTAAAAGTTGCCACATTCGGTCAAGTTCAGCAGCATACACGCCAACGAGAACGCCTATCATGCTGTTAGGTTGACGGCTAACTGTTGAGCCTAAATTTTGCTCCAAGCTTTTAAAAATATCCTCACGAATCTCCGGCAAACGCTTTCTGACAAAACCGTTAACTGTTACTCCGTACTCCATAGCCTAAAACCTCCTTCCTTACAATCATGCCGTATTCAGTTTCTGCTTCATAACTTAATAACATTTTTCGTGTAGTAGATTCAAAATCAATATCAATGCTCACTAAATTGCTTACTCCGTCAACTTTTAAAATTTGCTCACGGAAAAGCTCTCTGATTAGCGTGAAGTTTGGATTTTTGACAAGCACATAATCAAGATAAGGTACGCCATGCGTAACGTCCAAAAACCACTCCCCAAGGAACGTAAGAAGCTGAATTTTTATCTGCTGCGCTACACGCTCAACATTGTCGATAAATAGCACATCACCATTAAGTGCAAGGTCATGTGTCTTTGCGTTTAAAGCTAAATCAAGCACTTGCATCACCTCCTAAATAACTAGGAACATATATATCCAATCCGTTCTCTTGAATTTGTGCAAGCAGACCACAATCAAGATAAAGCTTTTCAACAATCTCTTTCTTGTTGGGTGTTTTTACAACATTACCTCTATCCTCTACAAGGCAAACGAAATCCATTTTGCTGTTACCTTGCCAGAACGACTCAGCATAATCATTAATCTGCGTAGATTCAGTAACTCTAGCTGTCAGAATATCTTTAATAACAGTATCAAGCTCCGGCTGTTCAGCATCAACAATCTTTTCGCCAGCACTTCCTTCTGCCTGTGCAGATGTTTCAGATGTAGTATATTTGATTTTATCGACAAGATTTTCTTTTAACCATTCCCACGCATACCAATACGGCGTTAAATCAATACTGCCTACATCAGCATTGTATTTGATGCCGTACTTTTCATCATCTTTGCACTTTAACGCAGCTTTTGTCTGCGATACATAAGCACCACGAATAACAGCACGAACAGCATCAGACACACTATCGACATTGCTAAAATAGCTATCAATAGCTTTTTCAAGTTGGACAAAATACGTCCACGAGCTTGTCAGCGTAGGAAACGCTGCAATGCAAGCAGTTTTTTGTTCCTCATAGGCTCTCAAAACATCTTCTTTCTTCATAGCGTCCCTCCTTTACTGTGACGAACTCGTAGTTCCATGATGATAAGAATGAGTGTGACCGATAAGACTAATACCGCCACCTTGTACATCTCCTGTGCAAGTAATTGTCCCTTGCACGTTAATGTTACCCACAATATTTATCGTGTTACCAGGCGTAAGGCTAATTTTTGTTCCACCGTTAATAACTTCCACATTCTCAGCAGAAATTGACTGTGACGGCATCATTCCGACAAAACAGAAGCCGTCAGTCAAATCATATTGTCGAGGGTCATGGTTATCATCACTTCCAACACCAAGCCATTCATCGATACTGCGTTCAGAAAAAACTATTAAGCAACTATCGCCAGGCTTTACCGGATAGGTAATCTGTGCCGCTCCAGCATGGGGCATAAAAACAGGAACACCGTCGATAACAGGATATTCAAGCACCCTATCATCAGCGGTGTATTTCTTTAGCGTTGACTTCACACTGGCAAGGCAGGTAGAAGCATCAAAAGACAAGATTGTACCAGGCAAGCAGGTATGAATATTGCCTATTTTTTGCTGCATAAGATTTTCCAATCCTTCCAGCGTATCTGCTGTTGCATCAAGGCTCATATCCAATCACTCCTTCGGTACAATCTCATACACTTCAAGCTCCGTATACCAGTTCTGTCCGCTATACGAGCCGTTATGCTTTAAGCTTTCTATTTTGAACCAGCCTTTTATTTCCTGCGAATCAATATAAACCAAATCACCTGGGTTCAATACAGGCTGCAAAAGGCATTTAACATTCCAACCTGCTTTTTTATCCCTTTTTGGTTGGGTAGTCTTTTTACTTGTTTTTTGTTTCGATGCCTTTGTTGGACCTTTAAGAAGTTTTTCAACAAAACCAATTAATCCGCTTTCAGGAGTAAGCTTGATAGCTTGCACGTTGGTATTACCGCCTTGCTTAATAATCTGCAAGGTGTTGTTTTGGATACTCCATTCCAAATCAGTGCCAGCACACACTTTATCCAGACATTCGCGTCCTGCACCAACAAAAGAAAACCCATTCGCAAAAGTCGTAAACTCACAATCATCAGCATACGTTACTACAAGTCCCATATCTGCTGCAACATCGTCAATAGCTTTCTTCCTGCTAACATCTTTAGCGTAAGACAAGGACACGATACTATCACGGATAGCAACGTGCCCATCATAAAGCTTCATCTCTGTTACTTTGTCAGAACCGCTCATGTAGGAATAACAGTCAGTTACCCAGCCGATGAAAATTCTCTTTAATCCAGCGTCCTCGCTGTACCCCACTTCAAGGATGCAGATTGTATCTGCTCTTTCCAATTTATCGGCTGTCGCTTTTGACAAGTTATAAATTTTCAGTGAACAGGAATTGCTTTGCTTAGCAAGACTTTTTGCAATGTCGAACTCAATCTCTAATCCCTGTTCTTTCGCCTTTGCTTCAATAACAACGCCGTCAGAACCTTGTACGCCTAGAGTAATTTTATAGATGCGGTCAAATTGTGCCATAGCTAACCTCCATAAAATTCATCTTCCGTGCAATACACGAGTGTCGCTGCTCCGCTTTGAAAATCATCTCTGCCGACACTTTCTTTGTCTGTTAAGACAAGTAATTCTCCCCTCGGAGCATTACTTTTATGATGATTCATCAACAAGGGGAATTTCGGCACAACGCAAGCGTTAGCAAGAATTACATTGTTATTAGCGTCCCAAAGATGCAATGCCCAAAATTGCCCTTCATGGTTCCAGCACATTCTTACTTTATATTTCTTGCCGTCAAAAGGAACGCTAAAAACAACATCATTGCCATCGGCAAAATTAATCGTAATCATGTTACCTCCTAAAACAGCAAGCCTAATCCGCTTTTAATATTATCTACTCCGCCAGCAAGCCAGCTTTTGTTTGTTGAAGTTTCGCTTCCTAGAGAATCACTAATGCCGCCAGAACCGTTACCGCCAGGAACATCAACAGAACCTCCGCCAACGTCAACAGAAGATGTTTTTGCTGCGCCTGCGTTCGCCGCTGTTTCTCCTGCATTTTCCTCTTGCGATGCAGTAACGACATTCTCCGGTATCGTTGTTGTCTGCGTTGTTACCTTAACAATCTGCTGAAAAGCTAAGTCAACATAAATAATGCTTTTTGACGAATCCTGCTTGCTTACTCGGCAAGAAGTCATAACCATGTTGTCGTACTTCTTTTCAGGACGAATGATAGTTACAGGCTCCTTTTTATCTCTGATTTCCTCTAAAAGTTGTAAACCGTTAGCAAATTTCTTTTCTCCCCACCCATTCTTATAGAACCACGTTACAGGGGTAGACGAAATGCCGACGGTCATTGTCAGTTTCAAAGGCTTGTTGACAATATGGTCCGCAATTTCAAAACCTGTTTCTACCGGGTGTCCTGTTACATCCTGATCATAGGTGTATTCAAAAGATTTTACTATATCAACCTTTAAAGAACCAACCTGCGTAGGATTTTTAATGTTGTATCCTAAAATATCTGCAAGCATATTACTATACCTCGCTTAAAGGAAAGTAGTTAGCAACTGGCCAGCCGTTATTGCGACTAACAACATTGCCTACCGCAGCTGCTGTTGCTTCCGGGGAAGTGCTAGCAGTTGTAACCTGGATATAATTCGTCGTGTTACCACTATTGGAAATACTAGATGAAGTGTTTGTAGTAGTCGGATTGCCTAACAAGCGGTTTACGGCAGTGCTGCCAAAATTAGAAATAGGGTCAATAATATTGCTGTTCACAAAATCTTTCACGCCTTGCATGATGTTCAGCTTGCTGATTAAGTTGTCAACCCACTTAATAGCGTCTTTTACCCATTTAATCATATTGTCAAAGAAGCCGGTTATTAGCTGCCATCCCGAATTTATGGTATCAGCAAAGAATGTGGCCAAAACTGTCAAACTATCTTGTATAAACTTGAAAGCGTTAACAAACAGCATAATAACTCCAGCTATAACATAGCCTATTGCAGCAAGTCCGGAAACAAAAGCATTGCCTATTCCTTCCCACAGCCAAGAAGTTAAACTCCAAATGCCTTCAAACGCCAATTTAAATAACTCATAGATAAGCTTAGGCACAAAAGCGATAGCTGTTCCAATATCGCTAAACCATTGAATAACACTGTCTTTAAAGTCTATGAATTTATTTTTTATAGGTTCAAAATCTCCAAACCAGCGTTTCATCATGGTGTCTGCCTTCGGGTCAGTTACCCACTTATAAAAATCCTGTATAAGCAAAACAACAAGAGCAATCGCAGCTGCAATCAGAAGGAATTTACCCATTAACAGCATCTGCATAGCCGCTCCCCTTCGTGTTTGGCTGTTGAATGCTATTTGCGCCCCGGTTGCCAAGAATAAAGCATCTCGTATAGCAACAATCCACTTCACAGCAGTTCCGAGCATCATTACAAAACTGCTCCATTTTGCCATGCCGAAAAGAATGCCTGCATAAATCGCTGCAATTTGCAACCCAGAAATAAAGTTATCAAGGTTAATGTTCTCGATGTAGTCTGCAAATTTTGCCATGCGTTTCGCTATGCCATCAACTATGCCCGTCTTATCCTCAAATTCTTTGAAAAACTTTCCAAGCGCATTTTGCATCTTATTTGTTGCCTGTCCAACAGTCCAAGGCATTTTACCTAACTCCATTTTTAAGCGGTCAGATTGTCCACGAATAGCATTAAAAACATCTTGCGCAGTCAATTTGCCTTCACTGCCCATCTGCCTTAACTGTCCGATTGTAGTGCCCATGCCTTCGGCAATAGCTTTCGCAAGTCTAGGTGCTTGCTCCATAATAGAGTTTAATTCGTCACCACGTAATGTGCCAGAACCTAAGGCCTGTCCCAACTGTACTAGCGCAGCTTCCTGGGATGCAGCAGAACCGCCACCGAGCAACATTGCGTTTGAAACATCCTCGGTAAACAGCAGGATGTCTTTTGTGCTTTTCTTCAGCTCCTGCGCATTACGTGCAACAGATGTATAAAGCTCAGCTGTAGACTTATATTGCTGGCGAGTACGGCTAGCAATGTTGTAAATTTCTTTCTGAACAGCTTTTGATTCCTGCTGGCTTTTTGTTACGTTGTTTACCTGACCTTCAATAACTTTCCATTCGTCAATCGTTTTAACGATACTTCCAAGAGTTAGCGAAACGCCAGCGAACATAGCAAGACCGCTTAACTTCGAAAACAAACTGTCTACTTTATTGCCAGCTTTATCAGCAGAATCGCCAACACGTTCAAGGCCTGTTTTAACTTTTTTGGTTGTCTGCTCTACTTGCTTAACATTTGAGTTATTTACTTTGAAGCCAATCGCAATAGCTAAACTTCTTACGTCCACGGCGCATCAGCTCCTTTCTTTTTAGGGTGGTCAAGATAATATCTTTGTACATCACTCTGCATGTCAAGCAGAGCGTTTATTTTACATAAATCGCTTAATGTAACAGTACCTTCTTTTATCTCCGTAACAGTAACTACCTTAGCCAACACTGGCCGCCAAATAAAAGATTCAGCGGTTAGCGTTGGTGATAAGGTGCCGGGAATTTCTACTTGCTCACCAACATCTCGCGGACTCCAGAGAGGTTGGGAATTAAAGCGAAAAAATCTCCAAAATTTACCTCAATAATAAATTTTTCAAGTTTAAGCAATTCAACAAGCTTGCCAGTAAAAAGCTCATTGATAACATCTTCTGTAAGCATAATAGCTTCTTCTTCACCCTTAATCTTAACGCTGACATATTCAGCATCAAGCAGACGTTCAGAGAACTGTGCCAGCACTTCACCATTAAAGCTTTCACCTAACTGCGCAAGGATAGCACCGATATTGATTTGAGCACCTAACAATACTTCTTTCATATCTTCCGTTTCGCCGTTAGATGTTAAGCCGCCTTTTAAAGCGGCAGTAATAGCTTTCTGTAAGTCACCATACAGTTTCAAGCCTTGCAACGGCGGAAGAGCACGAACATAAAAGGTGTTCGCACCGATTTTTCTGTTCTTTACTTCAAACTTTGCTTGTCTCATTTTTTACCTCTTATCTGTGACCGCCAACTAAAAATGCTTCATCGGGAACAACAGCCATAAAAACCCACTCACATTTTCCGTCAGAAGCAGATTTACCACGTTGGAAATTAGGTTTCTTGACAATCCATGCCTGATCACTAACCATAACGCTGTCACCGCTCAAATCTTTAATAGTTAACGGCAGCAAGCCAGCGCCGTTTTGATTGTCTGCATCTTGAATCAAGCTTAATGCTGCATTGCTGGAGCTGGACTGCAACAGAGTAACAGTGATTTGCTTTAAGACAGAGGACGGGTCAATACTGCGGACAATTTCCTGGTCACAGCCGACAATAGCGGAAATTCCGTCACCTTGCGTTTCGATATTAATAAAAGTACCTTCGTCAACGCCTGTTAAGATAAGAGAGCCGAACAGTACCTTAACTTTCTTCGGGTCGTATGTTTTTACTCTTGCCATTTGTTACCCTCCTTTAAGCTTTCTGAATAAGATTCTCATATGTCAAAGAACCTTTAATGTTGACAGCATGGATAGCACCTGCCAGACGAGCAGTAAACTTTACATCGTTAAGAACTCTTTGCGCTTTCTTGTTTGCGCTAATATTAGCAGCTTTAGGAACTGTAATGGTGTAGCCAAGATTTCTATTGCCATCATCATCATATTCAGTCGGAGCGATACCGCCACGGTCTTGACCAAGCTTTAACACTTTGTTCAGCACACCTTCGACAAGCGCAATGCCAGCATCAGTGTACGGCAATTTCTCACGATTAATAAGCATTGCAAATTCTTCGGTTTTAATAGTTTCGACGAGCCAGTCACGGAAACGGATAACGTCAATCCATTCACCAGCACAAGTCTTGCCATTTTGAGTAATGCTGACATTCTCCGAGAAGTTTTCAAAGGTGTTGTAGTTTTTGGCAGTCAATGCAAGATATTCTGTTTCGGTTAAATCATCGTTTGTAATGCCGGAAAGCTTTTTATTTGCCCATGTTTCACCACCGGGATATACAGTAAAGCATCTGGACATTACAGCGGCTTCAGGAAATTCCTTTTCTGCTTCCTTATGATAAAAAATAAAAGTGCGATAATAATTTTTCGCTTTCAGTTTGCTGCCTGTATCTGTTGCAACGCCAGCTTGCAATGCATCAGCTTCGGCAACAGATGTGCCATACAGTTTTGTATGAGCTTCAACCCATTCTGCCATTTCCATAATTTTGGCAGATGTGCGGTCAGCATAGCACAAGCCATACCAATCATTGTCAGCAGCACAAATCTTATTCATATTATCAGCAACGGAGCTATCAGAGTTCATTCTACCGATTTTAACCTTTTCATAATGCGGAATCTGGCTGAAAGCCTGTAATGCAGCTTTATACACAGCATCCTCAGCATTCCAACCTAAATCTAAAAGCTGGTCAGCGTCCGTAATGGTCAATACATACGCCGGAGCAGCGTGCTCATGTGCAGATACAATCATAAGTGTATTAAAGCCATTGGACGAAATACCTGTGGTGTTTAAAGCAATCTGCACATTGACTAATCTGTCGATATTTGCCATATTTTCATCTCCTTAATTTTCTAATTCTCCCATGATTTCAACTTTTACAATGGTATCGCCGTCAGCAGGATGTTCGTTGTTATCCTTGCCGTTATTCGTAGTGCCGTTTATTTCTAATTTGTTGAACCATTCTGCCCCCTGGTTAAGCAGCTCACGGCAGTACGAAACAGTCAAATCAACCGATGCTCGTTCCTGCCACGTTCTGCCATCCAATAAGGTTGTAATGTCTTGCACTTGCTCGACACTGTTTATAGCCACATTTGCAGAATCATACAGATTAATCATATCAGGCATTTCAAGGTAAAGTTTAAGCTTCGACAGAAGTTCAACAGCACCATCGCCAAGAGCTTGTATGTTTAACGTAGCTTCAACGATACCTGCATTGCTGTACTGTTCTGTTTCAGCTAAAAACACAACCTCGTTACCTATACTGCGTTCAGACAGAAGGTCAACGACAATATTTAGTTCACTCACCGCCGGAGGTTTCATTTTTGCTCTGCGAATCGGAATCGGATAATATATTTTTTGCAATACTGAAATAAAAAAATTCAATACGTCAGTACGAGTATTAGCTTCTTTCAAAATTCGCTCACCTCTACTGCATATGCACGGTAATGGTTAATAACATCACTTTGAAAAATATCGCTGGCAACTACTTCAAAAAGCTTTTCACGCCATTTAAAGCGGTCAGCCATTGTATTTGTTCGTTGGTCATCAACATAAAGTTCCTTGTCGGTATAGACTTTTACCGCTCTAGCCGTCCTGCTACCTTCAGGAAGTAACATCATTTCATTAGCTTTAAGCGGCTGCACACTGGCTAACACTTTAAATTCTTGTGGTGTAGGATACATATAGGTTCCGTTGGCAAGCAGTTCAGGACTGCCGTTGTAACGCAGGACAGTTATCAGCTTGCGAAAACTACTCATGATTACCACCTTTTCTTTCAATGACATAGCGGATTGATTGTCGCAGATGCCCGGTATCGATTAATGGTCTGGAGCTTTTTTTGCGCTTTATTGTCGCAGGAGAGTTCGGAACAAATGGACCGTCGACAATTTTTCTTTGAACCATACCTTGAACAACATTGCCCAGCTGATTAAGAGCAGCGTTTGTTCCTAATCCAAAGACAGCACCATTGGCAACACGTTGAATCATTTTGTCAATCACGGGCAGATTTTCATCATATGCAGAACGCAGGAACGAGCGTTGCGGCATATCATCCAGTCCAAATTCATGTATCGCTGCAATAACAGCCAACGGCTGGTCTGTGTTACGAATGCTACCGCCTTTTCCTCGCCTTACAGCTTTATCCTTAGCTTGCACGCCAACCTTAACCACAACGCCGTCAAGGTCTTTGTTTAGCGTTCGTATGATACGATTTAAACCTAAATCTTTATCCTCTACTCTACTCATAACGCATTATCCAATCTTGTTACTATCGGAACAACGCACATAGAGCGCAGACGTTTAAATTCAATGCCATAGTACGTCTTGTCCAACATATCGAAAGAAGCTGACTTGTCACCATATGAACGTTGCAAGTCACCTTCTTTTTCCGACGTTACAGAGCCTGTAATCCCAACATCAGATGAGCCGTTTTCTCCATACTGCGCAATAAGCTGACGCAGGACAACGTGATGCGCCATGAGATAAACAAATGCTGTTATATACATATTGCCAAAAACACTTTCTGACAGCATAGGCGAAACAAGATTAATGTAGACTTCTAATTCTTCATCAGTAAGAATCAGTTCGGGGCAGATAACAGAAAAAGCTTGCTTTATTTTATCTTTAGTTTCCGTTAACATTTTTCTTTGCCATGTTTACAAAAGCAAAAATAACGGAATAAATATCTTCTGCGGTTTCTGCGCCCTCTACATTAATATTGTATTTCTTAGCGAAAGCAGTCAAAGAACGCTTGCTAGATTCAGCGGAAAGTCCTGCAAGGTCTGCTGTCATATCATCAACATTTGCTTCTTTGGCATTGCCTTTCTCGACAGTAATCATTTGTTCTTTGATATAAGCTTTTACAATAAGATTTTCGCCCCATTCATCACCAACGATGCCACACTGATCAGGCATAATATATTTGCCGTCGATATTAATTACAGCTTTAGAGATGTTTTTAACTTTCATTCACTTTCCTCCTAAAAAAGAAAATGCCCTCTCATGCGAAAGGGCAGTATATGGTCAGATTAGATGCCAGAAGCTTTGTTCATGGACAGCGGATAGTAAATCAACACGCCAGCGGTACGAACCTCGCAAGGAACTTCAAATTCCAAGCCTTTTTGCTGAATAGTGTGCTGAGTAAACGGCAAAGGAACTTCCAGGGTCTGATGGTCTGCATCCTTAACGTATGCAATCATCATATCCAAGCCGCCTACACCTGCGCCAGCCAGCTCATTGGCTTTCAATACGGTTACATCCGGGTTATTGCGTTTAAACACGGACAGGATGGAATCAGCAACTACATCAGAGTAAGGAGTGGACGCGATGTAGTTGTATTGGTCTGGCGGCAGTACCAGAGTATTCGGGTTTTCTACGTCATTGGTCTGTTGGCTAACAGAATTGATAATGCCGTTCATATCACGCAGAATCTGAACAGCGGTTTTATCTTTGAATTTAGTAGAAGAACCGGAGCCGTCACCAGGAACAGTATAGTTGCCAATGTTCGGATTATCCAGGATACCAACAACGCCATATTTTGCATCACCATGAAAAGCAATACGGTTAATATATTCGTCGAGAGCACGGCGAACAGCAATAGCCTTGCGAGCAGTCAGCGGCTTTCTTGCCATAGCAGCACGGCGCAAATCCTGCATGGTATAGCCGTATGCTGCACCGCCAGCAATAACTTTAGCAATGTGTTCTTCGGCCAGCACATCTACACGGGTAAAGTCAGTTGCATAGTTGGCGATAGTCTTTGCCATGCCGACAGAACCCAAGGACTGATAGCTGATAGTGTCAGCGCCGGGGTCAACGTCAGAGGACATATCAAACAGTTTCAGCGCATTCAGATTAGCAAATTTCTGGTCATAGGTCTTTGCCTTTACAGCTTCGAGTTCTTTTGCGACAAAAATGGTATCGCCTGCATCTTTGCGCAAGCCGTCGCAACGCTCAATAACATTCAAGTCTAATTCATCGTAGTGCATTTGAGTCATTACAATTTCACCTCTTCTTTTCTAATCAACCAATTTCGATAACTGCCAAGCCTGCTTTATCGCATGAAGTAATAAATTTAGCACCGCAGCCAAGAGCTTCAATAGTGCCAGCAGCAACAGTATCTTTAACAAAAGTGCCGTCAGCAAGTTTTAGATGAGCTTCATCACCTGCGTTAACCGCACCTCCGGTGGTTACCCATACGCGACCTTTAGTTACAACAGGAACAGTGTAGTTCTGCGGATAATACTTCTTGCCAGCTTCAGGCGGCTCAATATGAGTATGCAGAGTTACGCCGATAACTTTCGCACCGTCGCCGGATGCGGACGGAGATTTCACTTGATGTTCTGCGTCAGTGCCACGGATAACAGCGCAAGCAACACCAATACCGTCAGCTTCTTCAACAGCAAAGGAATCCACGGTGTGAGAGGACAAGTCATACAGCGCACCAGCAAAAGATTTTTCCATGGTTAATGCATAATTAGTAATTGCCATTGTATTCACCTCTTTCTTATTCTTCACCACGCATACGTGCAATCATGCGAGCACGTGCATCATTGGCAGAATCGTTTTTGTTTTCTTGCTGACCGCCGTTGCCTTTGACCTGTGCAGCTTGATGTTTTGCATTATCGTTGCGGAGCATCTCTTTAGCAGCGGAATATGCACCGTCAAGATAAGCATCAGATGCACCGTCAAGTTTAAATTTTTCGCCGAAAGCAGCTTTAACAATGCCAGCTTTCAACTCAGCGTTGGTTAAGCCATCGGTTTTTTCAACCTTAGCAATTTTTGCGGTTTCTTCAAGCTCCGCACGTTCCTGCATATCAGCCTTTACAGCTTCAACAGCCTCTTTTACAGCTTTCTCTTTTTCAGCGTCAGCAGCATCAACTTTAGCTTTCAAAGCATCACGCTCTGCGGTCATTGCATCAGCTTTAGCTTTTAAAGCGTCAGCATCAGCTTTAAGAGTGGTATTTTGTTCTTTTACAGTTTTAAGCTCAGTGTTAGCAGTATCAAGCTTTACACGAGCATTTTCTTCTTTGTTTTGCAGAGAGTTGACGTAGTTGGCAATTTTCTCGTCAACTTCAAAATCAACAGAATCAATTTTAATTTTCATTTTCGTTTCTACTCCTTCGATAATTTCGTCACCGTCAAGATTAAGCCGTGCTTTTGCTCCAGCACGTGCCCTATCAACAACGGCTAAATGATTGATACGAATGTTGCGTTGGATAGCATCATATTGCTGTCCGTCCGGCGTAGTGCCTGAAGTTTCTTCAATATCCACTCTGTAGCCTAAAGACAAGCCACGCTTTTCGCCGATAGCAGAGGGATTATGGATAACAATGTCACAGGCAATATTTGTTTCGTCCTTCGGATAACCGCTGGACAAAATCGTGCCAATGGCTAAATCTTGTGCGGTATCACTGTTTACAATGCCGCTGGCAGGATGTCCTACCACAATAGGCTTGCCGACAAAACTTGCTTCACTGTCAGTATCAAACACTTCCTCCGGCGGTCTGTACTCTCGTCTAATAGTCCCGTCTGGCTGTTGGTAGATATAGATGCCAGTACGTGCCACAATCGGAGAATCACGCAAGAAGCCGTCAGCGTCAGTAACTGCACCGCTAACAAACATCCATGAATCAATGCGTTCATATCGTTGTACACTTCCCAAAAAATTCACCTCCTTATTTTGGGGTATATAAAAAGCATATGCGACAAATTACATATGCCTTCTAACTTAATTCTTTACTTTTCTTTACATCCACCCTACCCATTGGAACTGCTGTTGTCATGTTCCATTGCTCCAGGTCAATAACAGGTAATGCTACGCAACGGCAGTTATAATCCATACACGGATGATATTTCGGAGAAGGATAAACCTTGATGCCGTTAATTTCACCAACCTTGTCGCTGTTCCAATAGAAGTATTTCCCATCCATCTCAGCATGAGAAGGTCTTACACGTTCATCATGTGACGATGACCATTGGTACACGCTTATACCGCAATCAACCTGCCTACGCATTGTTATAATGCCGTTCAGATTGCCTACCTCGTTCCTTGCGATAAATTTCGCCCGCTTGTCGGTAGTGTTAAGCAGCACCTTGATTTCTTCTTTAACTTCACTCATAGCAGTGCCACGCTGAACAGCATTGCTAACAATAATTTGCAGTTTTTCGATGTAGGTATTTACTATGCTGTCCACAAGCCTGCTCTGCTGCGCTTTCCATTCCGCTTTTACTGTATCAAGTAAGGCTGAATCATTTAGAAACACATCAACGCTGACTGCTTCTGCAAAAGCACTAATAACATTAGCATCAACAACGCTGGACACGCCAGCAAGAATAAGCTCTAATTCGCTTATAGCATCCTCGATAGTCATGCTCTTTAAAAGCTCGACAAGTATCGCCTGAACGAAAGCATCTGTAACAGTGCTGTCATCGTCCTGGCGCAACGAATATGCCAGCATAGGTATATTGTTATTCGTGGCACTTTTTAAACGTCTTACAACGGCTCTGAGGACGCGATAATAATCACGCTCAAAATTCTTTGGATATTTCGGACGCTTCTTTACTTTAAGGTAGCGTATCGATTTCTTCTGTTTCTTCATCATCTAAATCCAGCTCACTTTCTGTAACTGGAATATCCCCACGCTCTTTAAGGTATTGGCGTGCTTGCGTTGCGTCTAACAGTTGATTATCAACCAAGTCAAAAACAAGCTTAACAACGGCAGCTCTTACTTCCGCCTGTGTCTTGTCAACATTGGCTTGCTCCAGATCATTTAGCGGTTCGATTGCCTTAAACTTAATGCTCCACTTTTCAAGTTCCTTGCCGTTGGTCGGCCCTTCTTTCGCAAGCTGAATAAGTCTCACAAGATACTCTAACGCAGGACGAATTTTCCTGCGTTGAATACGTCTGACTGTATCGTAGTAAATCTGCAAGTCACTCTTGCCTGTGCTGTTCATGCCAGCTGGAGAACGCCCAAACAATACAGTAAACGGATACCCGGTAACAGCGCATAAAGCCTGCTCAAACTCTTGAATAATATCCGTCAAGCCTGTGAGCGGAATGTTGAAAATGCCGTATTCATCTTCCTTGTCAACGGCTACACTGCCATTAATTCTGCGTGAGTAGTCTATCAGCTCTAAACGTCGAATAACAGCTTGCGTGCCGTCCTCTCTTGCCAGCAAATTGCTTAAACCTTCAAGCTTTAACAGCGACGTGCTAACCTTGTCCATTATGTCGATTGTTTTATTCATTGCAGTTTTTACACGGTTTAGCGCAGCCGGAACACCATCCAGGCAGGATAAGCCAGCACCATTATTAGCAATACGCTCTATCTTCGGCAGCATTTCGCCGTCAAAAATAAGCAGTCTGCTTCTGTGTACCTTAAACTGATTTCCGTTTGGTGGCGAAATCATGTAAAACTCCGGCTTGCCAAAGTTCGCATCTCGAATATCTGTATCAAGATAAATTGAGGTTGTGTCCGGGTAAATATCTCGCTTATCAAAAATTTCTAATCCGTTAATCCTGCGTAAACGGTTGATATTAATAGGCTCGCTTAATTCCTGCCCATCGTCAGCAAGGATAAGAGCACAAGACATACCGAACAGTCTGTCCCAATATAAAGCTTCTGTAAGCTTCTCCTGAACAAACAGTGTTTCAAGCTCCTGCAAGATACAATCGTCAGAATCGCCTTCGATTTCTATAAAATTCTTCATAGCATCATCGGCAGCCATTGTAACAATTCTACGCACAAGAGCATTTCTGTACATTGTAGCCAAAGCCTGGTCTGTGAGTTTTCGCTCATTTAACAGACCTTCATAATTTCGAGCTTTACGTGCAATGAAAGCATCTTTAAAGCCGCTATCTGCACGAATTGAATTATCTTTTCTTTTTACCATTATTTCTCCTAGCTAGTTAAGCCGCCCCAGCTGCGTGAATTCATGAGCTTGTTAAACGCATCACTTGACGCATCCACCATATCATCATGCTTGCTTTCCGGGAACGATTCAAGTTCTGACAGATACATATCATTCCATTCACCTTTAAGGATAAGGACGTTTCCTGCTTGCACCTGTGAAGCAAATGGAGTAGCGCGAACCTCTTTGCTGCCTGTCGGCGATACAATCTCTACAGAATATCCTGCAAGCATTGATACAAGACTTTGAGCTTGCGCCTTGCCTGCCTGTCCTGGGTCTTGCGGTATGGTGATTTGTACAAATTTATATTTGCCCTGGTCTATCGCTGCCATGTTACGCAGAAGATTCCTAGCGTCATTCGCCTTTATCTGCTTGCGTTTTACATCAAGGACGATTACTCTGCCATCGTCAAGCAGTCCCATTAACACGCCTGCCGTTGCATCGGGGTCTGGGTTAAGCGGCGTAGGCTCTGTTGCTGCCAAGTCCCAGGAACGTGCATAAGCAACGATATTTTTCGGTACAGCGTCAACAAAAGTGAAGTTTTCTGTTTTAAAGTACATGCCAGCGGCAGGACGAATCTTCCAGTTACCATACAGCAGACGTTCTTTGTCAATCTCAGCCAACGCTTTAAGGTTTGCCATGTACGACGGGTCTTTAGCCATTAAAACCTTGTTGTCCGTCAGTTTCGATGCTATAAACGTAACCGACTTGCATTCTTCAACATTTACGCCGTGTTCCTTTGCGAGTTCATGCGGATTACTTCCCCAATAAATCGTATCATTCAGGACGCACATATATCGTACAACGCCGCTGCGCTCATAGATTGGATAACCTGTTTCTTGATTAATCCACCAGGAAATAAAATCAGCTACCCAACTATCGCTGTCCGGGTTACACGTCGCTCTTACATAAGGACGAATACCGCACGTTGAACGGTTACGAGAAAGCATATACAAGAATTGGTGACGGCTAAAATGCGTCAGCTCATCAAAAGCAAGATAGCAGATTTCTGTACCTTGCCAGCTCATTAAATCTTCATCTCTTTCAAGATGAGCAAAATTTATCCTTGCATTACTAGGTGTGAAATACCAATGTAGTTTAGGTGTCTTTTTGGCGTTAGCTCCCTGTACAAGTCCATAAATCTTTTGAGCAGCATCCCACAAACCACCTGAAGCTGTAATTTGAGTATAATTTTTGCGGAAAATAACTCCACTAAATCCAACAACATTCTTATGTCTTAAACCTTCCATTAACAATGCAAACGTTTTCCCTCCGCCAGCAGCTCCGCCATAAATAACAATATCCGCAGGCGAACACATAAACATCGTCTGCGGTCCAGGCTGCGGAGTTAAATAATCAGTTTCATATCCATTACGCCCATTGTTAGGAATATAGACGCTCTTATACATATCAATGGTTTCATTAGCTTCCGGGTCGTCAGCAAGATTGAGAAATCCTTTATTCCCTACTTCCCCGGTTATTTCAGCCAAAAACTTTGCAGCGTTAGTATCACCATCAACCAATGCTTTTTGAATCATTCTAGCTATGATTGCCGTTTGATAGGTTTGATCATCCTTATCTTTCACGCCCAAAGATTCAAGGTTCTGTTTTATAGACTTATTCTCCGCCTGCATCGACATAAGCATTTTGGCAGTTTCCATCATGCTTTTCTTTTTTCTTTTAACTTCAGCAGACTTTATACCGCCCCTCCTACCCATTTCTCTCGCTTGTTCCACGGTTGTAATCGGTTTTAGATTCTCTTTTCTTCCAGCCATATCACCACCTCTAACTAAAAAGCCTGCTGCAAAAAGCAACAGGCTGACACAAAATCTTTATTTACTCATATGGTATAAATTCAACAGGATTTGCAGGATGAGTTTTTGCATATTCTCTTATAGGCTGTATCCCTTTTTCAGAAATATCACCGTTATCGAAATCCTGCTCATAGGTGTAAATCCAACTTGCTTCATCAAAGTAAGCTGTTCTCAAAGGAAACAGTGCAGCTTGCTCATCAGTGGTCATATCCCAATCGGTTTTTCCCATTTTCTTGCCTTTAATGGTATGGCAGTCAAAAACCCATATAGGAATCTCACCATTTTCTAACACACAAGTCTTTACATCTTTTATCCTTATATTATTCCAATCAATTTTTTTAGCAAGGCAAACAATATCGCTTGAAGCAAGTTCAAAAAACTCCTCATCCTCACAATAACACAAAAGTATTGCAGCTTTGCTGATAAATATTTCGTCTTTCTGCAGATTAGGTTTCCTGGCATTCACATAATCATCGGCAATTTTAAGACTGTAGATTTCTTCATAAATCACAGATGCTTGTTCTTTTGCATAATCTAACATAACTTTCCACAAAAAAGCTCTGTCTGTTCTTCTGAGTAAATCAATCGTATAGCCTATCATATCCATATCAATATGCTTAATAGCTTTTTGCAATTCAACGCCTCGAGAAAATTTTTCGCTTATTTCTGCATCCAAATAATCATCATTTCCTTGAGCAAAGCCAAACAAATCAAACTCTACAGGCTTTTCATTAGCATTCAGTCTTTTATAAAGCGAAGATACTTCATCTTCTTTTACTTTTATTTTTCTGGGATTTCTTGAAGCCAAAATGAAATTACATGCAAAATAGCATGCATCTCTGCTCTTCAAAGACTTACACAATAATGCAATAGCTGCACTTATCAACTTACTGTCTTTTTCTCGCTCGTCTCTTTTTCTAAGCTCAACAAGCTCCTTAGTTATTACACCATAGCAATCTTCTGAAGAAATAACCAATATTCTGTTCCACATTGCAGAACGAAATTTGTCCTGAAGCTCATTAGCTGCGAAACCAGCATACTCAAAAATTCCACGCCTGATAGCTTTTTGCATCATGCTCATCATATCAAACATGTTGTAGCCATTGTTAGTAACTAAATAATTCATGTTACCTAACCTCCCTGTTATGCTCTTTACTATATCGTAACACATACCATTCTAATGTCAAGTTTATGAACATTTAATTACATACTACAAATTAATTACCTTTTTACATTAATTCTAGGCTTATTGTTATTGAAATTGTAGTCAAAATATTTCCCCCACCTCAATTTCATCTCCTGTACACAATCAATCTGCGCTTGCCTTGTTTTGGAGGAATTGCCGCCTTTGTTAGTGTCTGTTCCTGCCTTTACCATAAAATACTTTGGCTTTAAAGTAATTCTGTTTACTAGAAGTTCATGTAGCATTACATCCAAATCACAGTTATGATAAACTTCTTCCCTAAATCTTGACTTATAAGCATTCTTGTTAAACCATCTCATTGCTCCTGTTGTACCTTTGAAGCAGAATTCAGCATCATAGTTCCATGGGGCTATCGATGCATCTTCTGCACCAAATCCTATATTTAGATCAAGCATGATTTGAGCAATTCGTTCAATCTCAGCCATAATGACTTCCTTGTCTGTTATGGGCTCCATATCTTCCAGGCGATAAACAAAGCCATCAACATCATCATCTATTGTGAAGATGATGTTTTCAGGAGAATGCTCGACAATATAATTGCTTACCTTGCAAAGATTATCTATTTCGCTATCTTCTACAGCCCAAATACTTTCAATTCCTCTTGCTCTATACTGTTCTTCTTGAGATTTTCTTACTACATAAGTGCATCTTTCGAGCAATTTGAAAGTATTCGTAGTATCTGCCCTATTATAGCTTGGAACATAAATTCCTAACATACTCTTATCCATTTTTATGCCATCCTTCCGGCAAATTAAAGCCATTGTTGCATATATAATCAAGCACGGACAGATTTTCAATAAAATCTTTACCATTCTGCTTATAAACAACAGGACTATAATCGGTATAAACTATTTCTATACCGTTTTGTTTATAGCAATCGTCGTCATTATATGCTTTACCGCCTATTCCAGAATAATATACGTTGCAGCCTAGCCTTAAGCACTGATATATATTTCGCTGGTTATTCTTAAGATTTGTCGGAACATCCCTACTTGCCACGAGCAAATTGGTAACTATGCCAAATCTTTCGGCTATCTCTTTAATCAAAGAGATATTCATATCTGAAAGATGTTTATATCGTTTATTTAGATGCCTCTCAATCAGTTCATAGCCGACATCAACATATTCCGCTCTAGCATAGTTCATTCTAATGCTTTTAAGCAGTTTCTTGTCCCAATTCTTAACATAAGCTATCTTAACCTTGTTAATAGCATCACCATATGAATAACTTACCGGAACTATGATTTTGCATTTTACTCCGTTCAGCTTTAGAAAATTCATATTGTGAAATGCATCATTAGAATACTGCACATCATCGTCAAGCACAAAAACATCCGATTTCAGCATTTTATAGAAGAAGCCCATATACGGCAGGAAATTTGGTTGGTGCCCTGAAAAAACTTTAATTACCTTTTCCATATGCAAGGTCCTTCAGCCTTTCGTATTCTTCTTCAGGAACAATAACTGCTTTCATCTGATGATACCAAATTGCACGTGCATTAATTTTTCTCTTTGATACACTAACTTTTTTCCCTTCAATGCCCAACTTTCTTACGAGGTCGTTGTAATCAAGCTCACTGTTGCAGCAAATCATAACATAATCGTACTTTTCGTAATGAATAAGCTCCATTTCCGGTATCTCACGTTTCCCTGGGTCTTCTTCATCTTCAAGCTTGCTTAAATCAATATCGGCAGCATCTATGCTCCAATCAGCAAGCATATCCAGATCCCATTCACCATTATGCACGTTACACTTAACATTTATTGCTCTAAGTTCTGCCTTTGTATAGCCTATTAACCTTTTACAATCAAGAATTGTATCAGGACCGAATTTAGCCAAAATTGCTTTTAACCTTTGGTTTCCGGAAATAACATTGTCTTGTTCATCAATAAGAAAAATCCCAAAATCTCCATAGTTTTCAAGACTTTTTTCTAAATCCTGAAGTTTACCCTTTGAAATCTTCCTGGGATTACCAAATTCTGTTTTTATATCTCCAGCTCTCATTTTGCATAATTCGATTTTTTTCATTATAATTCTCTCCTAAACACTACTTGAAAAGCTTCTGCATAATTGCATCCAGACTGACCTCCACGATATGCCGCAAGCCCCTCAAGGACATTTGCGCTCCTCGGATGAGGAAATGGACGCATAACATTTTTATACTTGCCTAAAGCTTCTATTTTCTTTAGAATCAGTTTTTTCCCTACTTCTATGAATGTGTTAGGAAGAAAAGCTTCTATACTATGATTAAGCATCCAGTCAGTCGAAGAAGGCACTTCCATAAACGCAATAAGCTCAATATGCGGAACATTGGCAGTCATGCGCATGGACAATCTGGCAGCTTCCTGGCAACATAACGATGTAATTTGATGATCATTGTTCAAATCGCTAGGATGGTGAGTAATTACCCTGGTAGCACTACTTCTTTTCAAGGCTTCTTCAATAAATTGAACTATCTTTAAATGTGCTGACATGTTAAGCTGGCTATCTACAAAATTACCAAGATAAACATCATGCACTCCAAGCATATTCATAGAAGCGAACAAATCTTCCTGCATTTCATTATCGTCCGGTCTATTTGCTCTTGCTTCTGCCTTGCTACATAAAATGCATACATCTACAATATGACCTTCTTCTACAAGTTTGCATATTGTAGCACCAGCACCAAGAACTTCATCATCCGGGTGGGCGACAACAACAAGATACACCACTACTCTCAACCCCTTTACATAAAAAAAGAGCAATGCTATAAATGCACTGCTCTTTAAAATATACACTCTGCCATAATGAATGTTCTTGCCTTTTCTAAATTTTTCTGCTATAATTCAAGTGATTTAGGATGGCGGCAAGTACCACCCTGATTCACTTTTCGGACTGAAGCTTTGCTTATTTATTGAGCAAGGCTTCTAGTTTTTTAAGAGCTTCTTCGAGGTTTTTGGAGTGTTCCAAAATTCTGATGTCCTCTAAAAGTTGAACCCTTTTTGCTTCCTTTACTAAAAGTTCGTTGCTATTCATTTCGTCCATTTCGTTCTCCTTTCTGCAACTTGCCTGCTTATTTAGGTTTTTTTGCTATCCCCTATGACTATACTATAACATAACTAAAGCTATTGTCAAATGTTTTTTTGACCAGGAGGATGTTTTTAGGATTTTTTTGCATTAAAAAGCCGTCTGCTAATGTAGACGGCTTTTTGAGTACACAACATATTTTTTAGGAGAAGGATTTATCATCCAACTGTTGCATCTTAATTATATCATTCCTTTAATTGCCTTGTAAATGACACCTTACTGACATGATTTTAAAAGGTGCTCTATTTGTATCCTGGCGAACTCTGCATCTTCGGCTGTGTAGACTTTTTCGCAGTAACCATTGCAGGAAGGCTTTGCCTGGTCTTTCTTGTAGCTAAGAATAACATCCTGGTATACAGCAAGCTGGCGCATCTGTTCATAAGCTTCTATGCTTATAACATACTCCCAAAACGCTCTTAGGCTATCTTCGCCTTTGCTATAAGCTTCTATATATTTATTTAGAAGCTCGTTTAAAGGCTTATCCATTTTTAGCTCTGCACTTTCTTATTTTAAGCGCATTACTGGAAGGATTTTCGCCAAGATACACGCCTTTAGTGTACGGCAGATATGCTGAAACAGTGCTCTTGCTTACACGTAATTTTTCAGCTATGTTCTCCACGCTGTAACCTTGCTCATGCAAATCATTGACCTGTATGGACATATCGCTTTCGTATGCTCCGGCATCAATGAGAACCTTTCTGACTTTCTGCTCTGAAACGCGAAACAGTGCAGCTACTTTTTTAATGCTGCCTTCGGCATTGTAAGACTTGATAATATCTTCCGGCTTCAAATGATCACGCCCTTTCGATATTGATATTTGCTATTTTTGCAAGGCAATCCAGGTACTCGCTTATTAATCTGCCTTCGTTAAAATCTTTATAGGTAATGGTTAACTTATTCTCGTTATCATTGATTTCAGCGTCGAACTGCTTTATGTACATTCTTACAAGTTGTTCTTCGTCCATTGTGATATTGCTAACAACAATCTTATTAGCTTTCTGTTGTTGCATATACGCCTGTAATTCTTTGGCAAAGTCTGCGTGTGCCTTGATATAGGCTTTGACTATCTCATAGCACTCTGCGTAGTGCTTGCCTTCCTTGTTCTTGTTATTGGTAGCAATCTTAATAGCTGCATTAAACAGTGTAGCACCGCACTTATTTTTAGCATCTATAAAATCTGCCAACGCTTCCGGAACTAACACCGTAATAATTTTTTTCTGCTTATCGTAAGAATTGTTTAAAACGTCGCAGAAACTGTAATCAGTCTTATATGCCTTGTAGGACATTGTTACATGTTTGCAACCAATTTCTGCTTCTACAGTACGGCGCTCTTTGTAACACTCGGAGCATACGCCATATTCTTCAAAATAACGAATCTTACGTTCACGCTCATCACCTTTGCCGTACAGCTGTACCGTTCCGGTGTGACCGCATGAAAAAGTTACTTCGTACTTCATTTGCTCGCCCTCTTTCCATAGCAGTACAAATTCCACGCTTGGTCATCTTGTTTCCACAAGTCTACCAATGCTTGACGTTCCGCACGAATTTCTGCGTCGATTTTACGCTCATATTCGATTGGATTAACGCCTTCAGGAATGTACTGCAAAGCTTCGCTAAACGAAAACTCCTTAATATTGCCAACACCTTCACGATTAATATCGGCAGCTTGCTGAGCGCAGTCACCGCACAGAAAGTTGTGTGAGTTTACACCGAAGTAATGCTTGCCGCAATGCTGACAAACCTTTTCAGTGCCTGATGCTTCTGCAATTAAGGAGCGAATTTTCGCAAACAGCTCCTTACGAGCCGTTTTCTTATTGAAGCGGAAAACTCTTTGTTCACCGCCGATTTTTACAACACACGCTTGACGATGTGCACGCCATGTGAATTCTACTTTACCTATCTTCATGATTTACTCCCTTCTTAGTTCATGTAAAGAGAAGCTTCAATTATTGCATCTCTTATTTCAGAAATTGTTTTAGTTTCGGATTCTGCCAATCTTTCATAAAGCAAAATTCCTGTTTCATTATATTTTTTCGCAAATTCTGCTCTTCTGCATTCTGCGTCATAGATTCTTTTTTCTGCTACTTTGATTTGTTGTTCTAAATTCATTTTCACCGACTCCTTTTGTTTTAGTTTATTAAGTTTTTATTTAACTATACTATAACACAACTAAAACTGTTGTCAAATGTTTTTTTGACCAGGAGGATGTTTTATAAATTTTTCGCCAAATCATCCTCTCTTATATCATCTAAAGTGATGATCATTTCACACTCTCCATTTTTTTGACGAAGGACAACATCGCAATCACAAGCCTCCATTGTTTCAAGAAGCATTTTTAAGCTTCTGCAATGAAGAAATCTTGCGCTAACAACTGCCTTGCTAACACCTAGTTTTTTTGCTACATCACTTTGTGTCATTCCATTGTTCGTCATTGCAGTTCTCATTTTGTCTGTCAGGCTCATTTACTTCCCTCCAATCATCTATATAGCTTTATTGTACATAACATAAAGGAAGAAGTCAAATTTATTTTTGACTTCTTCCTTGCACAATAACCAACTTTAAGATACTTCAACCATAGTTTTCAACCATGAATCGCTTGACGCATCAATAAGCCATTTCTTATTATAGCCGTTGTAATGCCGGATCAGGTAAAGCTTTGTCTTGTCGCCTTCGTCATTGTATAGAGAGAAGTTAGGGAACTTCTTGCCTTCTGATTGCTCCAGCTGGTAAAAGTATTCGTGAATTTCTTTCGCTCTCTTTATAACCTCCCAGTCTGGCGTAAACTCGTCAGCATAGTTGTATCGCTTCTCACTGTCATCTGAATGTACTCTGTATCCGGCAATGTCTGGTAGTACGCATATTTTATCAAATGATGCTCCTAAACTGTTTACAAAAGCAAGAATCGAATCGAAGTCATAAGCAAAATGAGTGTTACGCATATCCGGCAATTTATGCTTATTGCAGTCATCATTCGGCTCTTCATCCGTAATGTAGAATAAGAAGTCTACGAAGCCTACATACTGCAAGCCTCCATAAAGCTTCTTTCTTTCGCCAAGCATTTCACCGCAAACAATTTCAAGATAAACGCCCTTGCCGTTATCGAGGTGAAATGCTGTTCTAACACGGCAGTTGCCTATGGTGTTGATGCTGCGCTCTGCCTTTTCCCATCCAGCACCTTCAAAATACAATGTTTTCACGTTAACCACTACCTTTCTATTGCTCATCGGTAGGAACTATTTCAAATTCTCCTATGTCAAACCATGTGTTAGTTCCGTCTACCAAGAATATTCTGCCGATTTTTTCAAGTTCCTTGATGCTGCATTCCATTGCGCTTTCTTTGTTAAACACCTTATAACCTCGCCTTTTGAACAGAAAAGCTAGTCCGTCAACTAAATCTTTCTTTGAGCTATAATAGGTTATCTCGCACTCTCTGCAATACAAGACATATCTTTCGTCGTAGAACTCACCGTTGACATCATTCGTTTGATAAAGCTCGCAGCCAGGTTCTTCGGCAGCATAGTAAAGTTTTAAGCCTTTATCTTTTGCAAGTCTTACGAAAAAGTCCATTGCCGGGGTCCATTTGGTGTCTACGGTAAACCGCAAGAAATATTCTTCTTCGTTGGCTTTTGTTACTTCTCCGACATCATCGAACCACCCTTCATAGTTACTACCAGGGTAAAGCTCATTGCCGTATCTATAAATACTGCCATCATTTTCATCTAGGTAACGTTCAATATCATCTCGCAGCCTTTGCAGTATTGGTTTATTTCCAACCATTGTAATGTCATTGAAACAGATATTAGCCATTTCACACCTCCGTGTTAACTTTGCAAATCGAACTGAGCTTGCCAGCTCTAGGATTATTCTTTTTAGGGCATTCATCAATGCGAGCTATCGGAGTGCGCCAGTTTGGCAAGCAGTTACAAATTCCGTATTGGTTTGTACAGAATCTGTCGAAGCGTTCATGAGTTGAATGAGCGGACTGACAATTTCTACAGCCAAATCTTTCAATTTTAGGTTTTTCTTCTATTGTCCAAAGATTAACCAGCGCAGCAGTTTCCTTAAATTTATCAAAAGGTGTCATATTAGCATACCCCCTTTCTAATAATCATGTGCCGGAGTACTTCTTTGGTAATCTCCATTGCTTTGTGAAGCTCAAGTACACACCTCTTGCTTGCATGAAACGTAACCAGGACATAAATACCGTTCTCGTAGTCCTGAATCACGTAAGGCATCCTTCTTTCTCCCCAGCGTTCTGTCTTTTCAACTACACCACCACTAGAAGCTATTAAGTCATTGAACTTCAAGATAACATCTTCGACTATTTTCTGCTCCGGGCGAATAATGTACATAATTTCATAAGCGTTCATTTTTCTTTCCTCCTTTTACTTTTTTTAAGTCAAAAACACCAGCATTTTCTTTAGGCAAATATCCTCCTTTAACTTTGTATGAAGCATAGTCAGAAAAATTTACACCCATTAATGCCAAAACCTTTTTCTTAAAATCATACGACTTATATGTAACACCATTAGCTCTCGGCCTAAATGGTACGGCACAATTATCTAATTTTTTGGCGAATTGTATAGCCAACAGCCTTTCGCTGTCTTTGAAAAATATTTGAACATATTCACATTTTCCTAACGCCTGTACAGTTCCAGTATTAAAGAAAACCCCTCTAGTTTGCGATATGGTAAGCTCAGGTTCTTTTTAAAAAAAATACTGCTCAAATCCCTGTAACATTTATTACTCCTCCTTACATTTATTACTCCTCCTTACATTTGTTCATCTTCCTGAAAACTGTAGTAACTGCCGTCACCTATAATGATATGGTCTAAGCAAGGTATTCCTATTATATTCCCAGCTTCAACAATGCACTTGGTTAACTTTATATCGTCAGCACTAGGTGTTGCAAGGCCTGAAGGATGATTATGTGCTACAAAAATTGCAGCAGCATTTTTCATGATGGCATACTTGAAAATCTCTCTAGGATGAACATAACAGTTAGTCAGCGTTCCTTTCAGTATAGCTCTTGCCTCAATTATTCTGTTCTTGCTGTCTGCTGCAATAACCCAGAATTCTTCATGATTCAGATACCGCAACTTCGGCATCATAAATTCAGCTAAATCTCGCGGAGCACAGCAGTATCTTTTTTCCTCAGCTTTGGTTTCGGTAAAAGCTCTTTTGCCTAACTCTACACCACACAAGAAAGCTTCTGCTTTCTGTTTGTCTAATCCATATGCTTTCAGCTCGTCGGTATCTTCCAGGCGATACAATTTTTGTGCCGTTAATTCGGAAACCTTATAAGCTTCTTGCCCAAGCAACGCTTCGCATAACTCCTGGTAGCTTTTTTCTGCTACTTTACACATAACTTTCACTCCAATCTTTTTTCCCAGCGCACGCCTTTCGACGTACGCTGGCTCTTTTATTTATACTGATTTGTAGGGATAGCAGCTTGTTGGCATCAGAAGCTTTTCACGCAGTGCGTTGATTCTCTTTTGGCGGCACTTAATATTTGCCATAACTTCATGGTGTTCACCTCCAGCAAGAGGAAGGTTTTCCAACATCAGCACATACTTTATAAGTTGTCTTGTTCTCATAATAATCACTCCTATTAAAATGTCATAAATTTCATCATTGGTTTTTGAACTTTAAATTCCATATCTCCAATATGCTGATTGATTCTTGCCAGACACTTAACGACGGCGTTCGCTTCGCCTTCGCTGAACGGCATGCAGTAGCCTTCCTTATCTGTATTGCACAGCAGAACGTTACCGCACAGGCACTGATCATGTAAACGGCCGTAACCATAAATAGCACTTGCCAGCTCATTAGCCACCGGGTTTTCATTTTTCAAAAGAAATTCTTCATCAAAAATCAGTGTAACACCGGGAATGATTCCGAGTTGTCCATCGAACTCCACCAGCTGAAGCGGAACTTCTTTAATGTCGACGTACTCGCATTCGCACAGTTCATACATTGACTTAAGCGTGATAGCTCCCTCGTATGGTACTTTCTCCACAGAATTGGTTTTGCCATTGGCATCAACCACAGTTTTCAATAAGATTGCATAGTTCATAAAATCGACTTCCTTTCTAAAGCTATTGGCAAGGACTTTGAACCTTCTGCCTGGTAGCTTTACAGGAGCTTAAGCTCCTGTCATCAGCTTTTAAAGCTCTATACCTCTTTCCGCTGCAATTTCTTCCAGCTCTTCAAAGTGCTCATTCAAGCATTGATGATGCCATGGGTCGCGCGAGCTGTTGTAAATCTTAATCAGCCTAGCGTTTTCCTGCTTTAATTCTTCATTAGTCATGTCTTTAGGTTCTTTCATTGGTTCTTCCTCCTTAAATTTCAATTTCACCTTCGGTAAATTCTTGATAAACAATTTGTGCAATAGAATAAACGCCATATGATTCTGCACATTCACTAAGAGCAGCTTCGGCCATTTTAGAGAACGCATGGTCTTGTTCCTGTTTTGAAGCATTTGGATTGTTTTTAAGCCAATCCTCATAAGCATTACTTGCTTTATCTGCAATGAATTTTTTATCTATCCATGCATTATAAGCTCTACATTTCTCCTCTCTCAGTACGCCGATTATGTAGGTTAGTTGATTGTAATTTAGTTTCATGTTGTTCTACTCCTTTCTATTGTTCAATCATGATAACATCGTAGCGGCAATATTTATATTCCACTGTATCTTTACCCCAGGTAAAGGTTCTTCTTAGCTGAAATTCTCTTCCGTTATAGCCGATGCTGAACAGAAGATAATCAACTGTATATCCATTGCTTGCGCTTTCAAGCAGAACAATCTGCTTCATCGCCGGAGCAAAGCCGAAGTATTTTTCCAGGCATTTGCAGGCAAGCTTTTTCATTTCTTGCTTTTCTTGATAAGTCATTTTTAAGTCCTCCTTAAAGTTTAAGCTTTAGGCACAGGGTTTGAACTGTCTGCCTGCCAGCTTTACAAGGGCTATTGCCCTTGTCATCAGCTTTTATTTAGCTTCTGTGATTTCTTTGAGCATCTTTTCAAGCTCTTGAACTTCCTCCCATTTTCGTTGTTCATTACGTGCAGCAACTTCATTGCCAGGAAGTTTATCTGCTCTATCTTTGTACTCACCCCAAACAAGTACCGCCTGTCTGAAAGCTAATCTCAAAATTTTTTCTTGTGTCATTTTTTAATCCTCCTTTCTTAATTCTTCACGAAGTTGTGTAAGACATTCGTAATATCCCATATTGTTTTCATGGGCATATGCTCTTAAGTTTTCATCAAGAGCAACAAGCTCAAGCATTTCTTCCTTACTTGCAGTTCCTTTTGCAGCTTTTACTTCAATATCTTGAATTTTTCTAACTGCTTTAATCATTTTTCGTTCCATTTTACTACCTCATTTCTTTTATTTATTATGTTTTTCTTTGACTATACTATAACATAACTACCGGAATAGTCAAATGTTTTTTTGACTATTCCGGTAGTTTTTTGATTATTTTTCAATATTTTTTTCTTCAGCAAGGCGGACTGCTCTTCTGCGCTTTTTATCTTCCAGCAGATTTACGCCATCCACGCCAAACAGCAACGCAGTTAACTGCTCGACGGCATCGTTGGTGTCACGCCATATCTGCCTTTCGCTCACTGACCATTTTTGCGCAAGACTTGCTACCATATCGGTAACATACGCTTCCGGCGGACAAGGTTTAAGGAACAGCACGTCAAGCACATCTGCCCGGCGCAAATCTTCCTGCTTGCCGCTGTTATACCTGGTCTGCTTGTAAAGTGCTATCATATCATCCATATAGTTTATCAACACTTTGGTTCGCATGGTTGAGCTTATAATGCTTTCAAGCTTTAGCTCATTAGCTCCCATGCTTTTCAGGTTTTGGAATGAATCAAGAATCTCGATAGCTGAAATCTGCTCATCGTCGATATTGACAATCTCGCTGGTCTTTAACGCTGCGTGTTCCTGAAGGCTTCTGTAATTCTTTAGCAGCAAGCGCACGTTATACAGTCGCTTGTCAAAATCCCTTCGCTGTGCTTCTTTGCTGTACAAATCATCACACAGCTTTTTAGAGGTCTTCTTGGCGGTCTGCTCTGCCACACGTTCGATAAGGTCTTCGAAATATGCCAGCGGAACGGTTATCGTACTTTGATTTTCATTTACAGTCATGTCTTCCATGCGCTTACTCCCTTCTGTTATTTAAGTTCTTCGATAAGGCGGTCAAGATACCATCTTGCTTTTAGGCAATCTTCTGCGCCGTTCTTCTCTTCGTAACGCCACAAATATTTGATAATGTTGGCAACGCAGACAGCTTCAATGCCTGTTTTGCCAACGGTAGCAGCCTTTAGGGCATCTATACACTCAATACCACCTTTGGTGTAGTGTTTCGGATGATTTACGTTATTTTCAGGCAACGGCATTGTGAATGAGCTGTTATATGCAACATATTGATTCTTACTGTGCGCTTCTACGCTTTCAAGCGGCATTTTGGTTACTTTCATTACTTATGCTCCTTTATCCATTTTTCGTGTCTGGCAACCGCTCCAGCTGTAGGTGAAAGCGTTTCAAGATACATGGCTTTCAGTATTTTACACTGCTGGATTTTCCATTCGCTAAAAGCATTACAAGTAGCGTGGCAGCCTATTTTTCTTTCTGTGCATCCTCTGCATGGTGTTTTCATGTAGCACCTCTAAAATAATTCTTGTTAATAGCTTCTTCAGGCGAAGCAGCTAACACTTTTTCACAAAAATCAACCTCGCCCGAAATTAAACTGCGCCAGCTAATAAGATAAAGCTTAGCGTCCTGTTGAGCCATAACCGCCACCACGAACAGCACTTGCTTCATCGTCCGAGGTTACGCAGTAACGGACGAAGATTCCCTGTGCACAGCGTTCACCTTCTCTGATGATGATGGTTTCACTGCCGTTGTTTCTGAATTTAACACCTATATTGCCGTCATTGTCCTGGTTGTTAGCATAATCGCTATCAATAATGCCTACGCTGTTAACCAGCGACAAATTGAATTTAACCGCAAGACTACTGCGGATGAACAGCATCAAAACCATATCGCCAGGCATAATAGCTTTGATGTTCAGCGGAATAAGTACGCTTTCGCCGCCAGCTGGAACAAAAATATCTGTCGGTGCGTAAAAGTCATAGCCAGCAGAAAACTGTGTGCTACGTTGCGGAAGTTTTGTGTTCGCTGGTGCGTCAATTGTCGGTAAAAATTTAATCATCTTAAAAACCTCCTAAAATATCTCTCCAGATTATAACCAGGATTCCTACAGTGCCAAAGATTGCAAAAATATCAACAAAAATCATCGCAGCAAGATTTAAATATTTCAATCTACCACTCCCTATTTAACATCCATAAAGCCACACATATAATAGCTACGTCAAGAAGTGTGCAATAGATAATATCAGTTAAGCCTATTTCCATTGCATGCACCTCTACCAATCTTCACTAATTTAGCTCTTTGCTTCTTTATGGTATCTAACAAATATTGCTGAAAGCGACAATCGTCATCAAATGCAATTTCTCCTGTTTCTTCCAGCTTTCTTTCCATGTAGTCGAAATTGCTTTCAAGTTCAGTCTGCATTTGCAACAGCATCCAATCCGGAAAGTTTTCCATGTTAGCATTCAGCTCATTTTCAATTTGAGTTAATGCCTGTGTGCCTATCCTATGCACGGCATAGCGAAAAGCAAACAGCAGGACAATTAATTTTTCATCTTCCATTTTTTATCTCCACCTTTCTTATCCAAATACCATTGGCCAGTTTCTCTAAATCTATTTTCTCACGGCAATGCGGACAAATTGGCATCATTTCATTCTTTCGCCCCATATGTTCCTGTAGCATCTTTAATACACGCTTATAAGGTCTGAATTTCGTGCCAATCTCATAACACCTTAGCGTCTGCTTCCTTGCTCTGTCATAGTCCTTTGCTATTGCTTGCCAATCGTTACACATCAGCTCCAGCACCACAATAGGCTCAACCATGTTTCCGCAGTGATTGCAGAAGCAAATTTTTGTGTCCGGGTCTACTGTAAAACTGATAGGCTTTTTACTGCCACCATAGATGTTCGTTTCTTTGTAGCAATGACAAGTATTTCTGCCCTGCTCACGCTTAATCGGCGAAAACTTTAATATTTTCAATATATATCACCCCTTTACCGGAACGCTATACTTTCCCACCATACAAGGTAACGTTTTATTATTGTTTTTCCTCTTCCTTAGCTCTCACCCGTTCGAGTACAGCGCTTGCCATCGAGAAAACTTCGCTGGAAGCCATTCCGACGCCGCAGTGACTATACACGTCTTTAATTGCCTGCCACATCGCTGCGATGATGAACCCCTTAATCATCGGATACTGTCCATTCACTCTGCTGCTGCAATGTTTGTCGCCTTTATCGTAAGCAAGCATATATTGAGCGCCACTTTCTTCAAGCAACCTCTTAGCTTCTTCTACCTTGTTGTAATTAATCATGTTCTTCATCCTTTCTTACGCCACGCTTATTTTCGATGTTTACAATTTCAATTTTGACCAGATAATCGCTGATCTCGTCCCTGTCAATGTACCAAATCTTGCTGTTATTGAAATAAACTTCAAGCTCGTCCAGGTCACCATCGTATTTCAGGTATTTGATACCCTCCAATTCAATGTCGATAAATTCGCCGAATCCGTCGTCGTCGAGGTCGCCCACCCAGTCAGAGTCGTCAACGCAGGTGCTCAAGAGGTCTGCGCCAGCGCATTCGCTTTCAATCGGTGTGCGAACAATAACCTTGCCATTATCAAACATATAAGTGCTTTCAACGATATGTGTCAGGCCAAAGGCCTTTTCCGGATCATAAGATTTCAACATGATTATTCCTCCTTTTATAAAAAGCGGCGGCGTGGGAATTCTTGACATCAGCTATACGGCTTCGCTACGAATATTCATCAATTCCTATTCGCAACTAACATCTACTGCCATTCGGCAACCCAGCCGCCGCACCCTAGGGCTTAATTAACTGTCTTTGTAATTTTTCTGCCACAGTAAGGGCAGAATTGATAATCATCATCACGGTCAAGAAAAACCGCACCACACTCATTGCACTCATATAAAGTTATTGGGAAATTATAGTCAGGATAACAATATATTCCCGTCACCGTTGTTTCTTCCATTCTTATCACCTCCTCTATTTCATCTGGTACTTTTTCTTCAACTTCCTCTATAAATACATTATCTATATTTGAAAAAGGCGGCATAATAGCAGCTAAAAGTGCTGTTTTAACGCCGTATGCTTCCGCAACTGCCAACCGATAGCGGAGCAATGCACCATAACCAAAATCATATTCGACAGTTCTACGTTTATCACTTAATGTTACACTCATCTATTAATTCCCTCTTTCTTACCCACTTCTTGGCAAACAGTCGCAAGTAATGAATATACCCGTTATCAGTCAGCGGTTTAACTTCTTTACGCACTTTAGGCTTTAAAACTGTTGTGATTGGATACCCATCTACAATCAAGCCTGCGCCTTTTTCCTTGCACGTAGTCTTAATTTCATCCTCATGTTTTCTGTAAAGCTCTTGCGGAACGAAATAATAAAAACCTCTAACGTCTGGATGGTCATGGTATTTATTCTTTTTTTGGTCTGCTCTAAAATCAGCATTGCTGATTTTAATTTCGACTTCGTAAAGATAATGACCATTAGTGATGTACAGAAAATCGGCTTCATAGTACCCTGCGTACAGGTCTTGCCGTTCCCCGCCGTCCCATATCTTCCAATACCTGTCCATTATGATATTCGGGCCGCAATCTAAGCCACGTTCGATACCGTATAAACGCCCTAGACGTGAGCAAAGACTATCTTCTGTATGTTTGTCGCCATAATTCATTTAAAGCCTCCTACAGTTCATACCCCCAGCCAATTTCTTCCGCCGCCAATGGTAAAGCAGCTCTAGCTTCTTTTTCTGTTTTAAAAACTAAACCTGCTTTAAGTAAAAGCAATTCATAAAATGTGCCTTGCCACTCGTGTACAAAGCAAACGCTTAACTCTGGTGCACTGGAAACACAATTTTCTTGAATGCACCAATAAGGTTGCATTAGTTTTGGTCTCCATCTTTTAAAGCACATATTGTACACCTATCTCCGCAGCCACTTTAGGCAGTGCATCTTCCGCTTCTTCCTTGGTGCGATATGTCCATCCTTTGTCTGCTAAAAGAATTTCAGCAGGATAATCTTCCCACTCTCTCGGCACAACTACCCAAATACCATCCTTTAAGCCAAAAGTCCAATACATTTGACGATAATCAGGTCTATAGTGCAATTTGATGATTTCTGCACTACCGCAGATAATCGCTTCAAGCGCTTCTGCGTCGGTGCCGTAGTCTCCCCAAAGACCTTCTAGCCCCAACTCATAGGTGCCACCATCTCCTTTAATTTTGAACTTTTCGCCCAGTTCCACGCCCAGCATCTTGCAAACATTAGGCATCAAATTTTTAGCCATGTTATCGCCCCATTTCTTTATTGATTTTTTTAGCAAGGGCATCCATTGCGAACGTTGCTTCTCTTTCGCTGGAGTATTGTCCGTAAAGATAAGCGTAATCACAATCACGATTTCCAGCGTAAACATTATACATTCCAGCTTCGCTTTTGCTAGGATGAACAGCGATGTTCTCGATATGATTTACGTTTACCCATTTGTCAAGAATTTTAATAAACATTTAATTCACTCCTTAATCGCAGCACTTAATAAGCACATCAAGTTCGGCATTACGCTTTTTCAAGTAGTCTTCGCTACTAATCCACATTTCCTGTGTCTCGCCGAATTCATCGTAGCACTCAACCGAGATGTCATAGTCAATGCAATTGTTTTCTTTCGCCCATTCGTAAAGTTCTTTGACGGTCATGGTTTTCTCTCCTTCTTCATTTTTTCTTGGCATTTAGGGCAATAAGCTTTATAGCCTAATTGTTTATCCTTAACAAATTTCCAATCTGTTTGTGCTTTGACTATAGATTTTTCAGACGGCAAGTCTCGTCTGCGCATAACTCCTGTCGGTTCAAAGAAATCACCACACCCATCGCAAAAAAGCATTAGCTCGTATTGAAAACTCATTACTTACACCCCATAATCTTTACAAAAAACGTCCAACGTGTCTTACCTGTCTTATCACCAGCAATCGGCTTGTACGGCAAGGCACAGCGCAGAACTGCATGATGTGGAATATCCTCTTCATTCCACTTGAATAACAACATCCCACCTGGCTTTAATACTCTAAAGCATTCAGCAAAAGCCTTATTCATCCATTCTTCCCACAATAACGGCAGATGTCCGTACTTCTGAGCAAGCCAGCTTTTCTCTCCGACTTGCACTAGATGCGGCGGGTCAAAAATCACACAGCAAAAAGTGTTATCCTCGATTCCTTTCATATCGGTTGCGTCCATCAGTTTGTCTGGTTGGATGTGCAATTCTCGTCCATCGCAGAGCTTTGTGTGTAACTCTCTGATGTCGCCAAACATAACAGCATTACTCTCTTTATCGTAATAAAACATCTTGCTTCCACAGCACGGGTCTAAGATAAACGGCTTACCCATTATTCTTACCTCCGTGCTTTTTCATGAATCTCTGATTGCCTGTGCCATCAATGCTCAACTTAAAGCCATTGATTTCAATTTCTGCCTTGCCGTCAAACGGCTTCTTGTTTTCAGCCATACAACACAGCCTTTCCATAACAGCTTTTACCGCTGATTCTGTAACGTCTACTTTTTGACCTGTCATAATGCCCTTTTCCTCGTTGACGTTGGCATAATAAATTTTTCCGTGAAAACCACAACATAATCTTTTAGCCATGTTATCACTCCTTCATAGCCTTACTTGCCTTTGCTATCTTCTCAATTAGTGCATCTACGGCTTTATCCGCAAATTCGCCTGTAGCCTTGATGTTGGCAGGTGTTATATGTTCCGCAGCATACATAGCGTATATTTCTTTTTCTGTCGGGAGAAATGCCCCCAGCATATCTAAAATCAAAGCCGTACAAACAATTATTTTAGCTGCCTTAACGTCTTTATCATTACTATCAAAGGCTGTCACGGCTGCTAATGCAACAAACACGGCATATATAGTTACAAAAAAACCTACTATGCAGCAAATCGCTTGTATCATGTCTATTCTCCCCGCCCAGTAAATCAGCCACGGCGAAATAATCGGCTCATTCATTTGTTATTCACCTCCACAATCTTTCTGCCGCACCAGCAGCAGTGCGTCTGACTAATTACTTCAAATATTGTGCCACCGCACTTTTCGCAACGATATTCCGTCAAACCGTTATAACTCTTGTATGCCACCTTCTTTGTTGTACGGTCAAGCTCATGCTTTAAAGCTGTTAACGTAACCTTTTGTTTTTTCATTCCAGCGATAATAAGTTTTGTCGCCTTAGGCTTAAAGCAACCAAGTTGAAGCCTATGCTTAGCCCATGAGATTTCGCTTTTAATCTCCCAAATTTTTTTACGTAACATCTTTTCGCGTTCCGGCAGGCTATCCCACCATTTCTGACGTTTTGGTGTCATTACACTTCCTCCTTTAGTCAATTTCTTCAGCTTCGGTATATTCAACGTCACAGTTAATGCTAACCGTAGCAGAATCGGTGTCACACACGCCAATTATCTTGTCAGTGCCACCATTGCCAACAAAAGCCATCACCGAAGAACATTCATCGTAAGCTCTTTCAATAGCATCTTTCATGTCTTCCGCTTCAAGCTCTACGCACACGAATGCTGTTACCTTTCCGTAAACCGCATATTTTTTCATTTACACTTCCTCCTCATCCTTTTGCCAGCCGACAAGATCCTGCTCATTACCGATACGCTTAATAGTTCTGCCCAGGATTTTGCACGTTTTCTTCAGCCACTCTACGCTATGCCCTTCAAGTACCTTGTCCATTTCTTCGTCTGACAAGTCACTAAAGCAGATGCTTTCCCAATGTTTACCGCGTTTAACTCTAAAATAAATGCCGTCTAAATCTTTTTTTGTTGTCATTTTTTATCCTCCCTGCCAAAACTTCACATTTTCTTAACTCGCTACGCATCAGCTCACGTGCTTTACGCAAGCAGTAACGATAATATTTCAGCTTCTGCTGTCTACGCTTTACCACAGCCATATTAACCACCCAATCGCAGCACCTAACAGAGCCCCAAGCATAGCAGGTATGCCGATGATTGATATAACCACGATCATGTCGATGATTACATTTAGCAATTTACTCATTTGCATTACCTCTGTTTGGATTCTGTTTCCAGCCACCTACAGGACGATACAGATGTAAAACATCGTATATCCTGCCTACGCCGTGTAAATACTCGCTTTCTTTTGGGTGAATCTGATGTACTTCTTCTTCCGGCAGCCAGAACACGTCTTTAACCTGACACATAACCTCCCATGACGGCGTTTTATTCGTCGTGCCGCAAAATTTCACGCTTACGTGCTCCCATTGGTTGCCGTCCTGATCAGGCTCAACACCTACAACACACTGCAAGCTCTTTTTGATTCCTGGCAGATGCAGGAAGCCTATTAACACCAAGCCTTCAAAAGCAAAATCATTTTTCTTGTCGGCTTGAAATTTTTCATTTGCTAAAATCTCCTTAACGCTTCTCATTTTAATCTCCTTGCTCCGCATAGTTGCGGATTATTGCTGCACTGCTTACATTCCTTATCACATTCCCAGCAGCATACGTGGCAAACCTCGCTTCTTACGCATCCGGGGAACGGAAAAGGGCAAACATATTTATTTTTAAGCTTTTTCGTGATTATCGGTTCTTCATCTTTTGAAAAATTCTCGACAGGCTTCTGAGCTGTAGCCTTGCTTTTGTTAGTTGCCTGCCTTCTTATTTGCGCAAGGCTCATGATTTTGTGCTTGCACTCCTTGCCTCCACAGCTCATTCCTTGCCGCCGGGCAAGGTTAGATACATCTCTGTAACATTCTGTGCCGCATTCACAAACACATCTTGCAACAGAAACCTTCTTTTTAGGTCTGATGCTGATAACGCCTGGATGATAAATTTCAAGCACTGTCAGCATACCTATTTTCTGCCCTAGCAGATAGCTCCAATCCTTATTCTGCATTAAACCGACTTCCTTTCGCTTTACTTTAACCAAATCGTGCCATAGCATGATGAGCATCTAAACGCCCATTTTACAGCACCTTTTCTGTCTACAATTTTTGCGCCGTAGACAAGCTTTATTTTTTCCTGTTTGCAATGAGGGCAGCACTGCTTGCCTTCTGCTGTTGTTCCAAGTAGATATTTCACTGTTGCCCCTCCGTTACAGTCAGAAATTTTAACACTCTTCCTGTATTACTAATTCTGTATTCTTCCAGATCATCACGCTTCAAGTACTGCCTTCCGTATAGTGCCTTCATATTCTCCCATACAAGGAACGGCACATTATAAAAATCTGTCAGATTAAACGATACCAGGATAAAGCACCTTGCTCCTAAAAAGTGATGAACCTTAAGGTATTCAAGCTGGTGCGGTTCAAGTCTGCTTCGCAGCATCTTGTCGCCGTCGGTGTGCTTCGCTTCAAAGCACACCGCTAAACCACCTCTAAGCGTCCCCTTGTAGTCGACGCCGCTTTTCTTTGCATAATTCGCAATGAACTGTCCATGCGCTCCATAAGGGCGGATATAATGTACAGGTTCGCTCTGTTTCTCAATCTTTGCAATGCCATGTTCCTCGTAATACTGGCAGCCTGCGTCAATCATCTTTTCAAAGAACGAACCGCTTGCCTTGCTACGCTTGCCTACAAGGATACTTTTAAGCTGATTCATGTTTCTTGTACCCCTTGAATTTCATTCTGCTGAAAGCGTATCTAAGATAAGCTAAGTCCTGAAGCACATCAATGTATTCAAGCTTATCAACATACACCTTACTTCTTCCCCACATGCTAATCAGCTTCATGCTAGGATTGTAGGTCTGGTGATATATCGTTCTGTACAAAAAACAATATTCACTGCAAATCTTTTTGAAGTCATCTTTCTTTAATTCGATTTCAGTGAACGCCAGCTTACGCAAGCGGTTAACTTCATCTTTAATCTTCATGTTATACCTCACTTAAAACGGAATTTCCTCATTAAAAGGTACTGCGCTGCCAAAACCTTGGAAGTCCTGGCTTTCTTCTCCCGGTGTATGCTGAGATTCGCCGCCTTGCTCTCTACGCTCAATGAATTCAAAATGCTCTGCGATAACCTCGGTTACATATTTCTTTTGACCGTCTTTAGCGTCATAGCTGCGAATTTGTAGTCTGCCTTCAACTAACACACGCTGTCCCTTGCTAAGATAGTTGCCACAGGTTTCAGCCTGTTTACCCCAGATAACTACAGGAATAAAGTCCGCTTCACGCTGTTTGTCTTTGGAATAAGGTCTGTCCACAGCAAGCGTGAACTGAGCAACAACCTTGCTTGTAGAAGTGTATCTTACCTCCGGGTCTTTTGTCAGTCTTCCTAATAAAATGATTTTGTTCATGCTTTTTGTTCCTTTCTCTTTAACGGATTGTCCTGGCAGAAAATTTCGCCGCCTTCTTTTTTGATTTTTGCTTTGATTTTGGAAATAGCTTTATGCAGATAATAAACCTCACCGCTGTCATGATACATATTGATATAGAAATTTACTATTGTCGTAAAATATCTCTTATCTTTATCACGATTTGCACTTTCAGTGATTCTCGTAAGCTCTTTAGCGTCCATAATTCCCTCCTATAATCCTAATAATTTGTTGGTAGCAGCAAAGCCTTCTGCAACCTTCTTCCTGCGTCTGCTTGCGTGTGTAACCTCTACCGGGTGGCACATCTGCAAAATGCGGTCATAGATTCTTGTTTCCGTTATCGTCTGCGGCTTTTTAATTGCTTCAATCGGCAAATTTGTCGTGATGATTGTAGGCAATCCGCTCCGGCAACGGCTGTCGATGATCTGGAACACTAGCTCCTGAGCAAACTCCGTGCGCCGTTCTGCTCCTAAATCATCGAGCACTAACAGTTCAAATTGATTAAAGCCGTCAAGATATGCTTGCTTTTGCTCTGTCCCCCACAATGTATTGAACACTCTGCCAAAATTAGTCATTAAGCAAGCTACACCTTTATCAATTAGCGCATTGACAACACACGCAGCGGCGAACGTCTTTCCGCTTCCGGAATTTCCATAAAGCAGTAATCCTTTATGCATCCTGCGAAAATCATCGTAGTGCTCAACGAAATTCTTCATTGCTCGCATCGTCCGCTCGTCTGCGCCGTCATCATGGCTAAAAGTCTGTGACTGAAGCTCACGCTCAGGGAATCCAGCTTTTCTAAGCTCCTGCACCCTGGCAAGTCGCTTTTCATGCTCAGCGCGTTCACGCTCTGCCTGAAGCTCTTCCGCTCTGCACTTACAGATACAAGCTACAGTTCGTTCAACACCAAACAAGAAACCTCTGCATTGCTTCGGTGTATGGCATTTACCACACATAAGCAATCCGTTTTCGTAATAATCATTTGCGTTTTGCTTATTAAGCTGTGAAGCATTTTTAGCAATGTGATTTACAGCAAGCGTAATTGAATTCTGAACATCATTCGCATTCATGCTATCACCTCACTAAAAATATTTGTCCAGGTCTGTTTGGTCATCCGGCGGTTTCTTTGGCTTTTGATTGTCACCGCTCGCAAGGTTTCTTGCAACTCCCTCACAATAGGCTATTGACTTCTTGCCTTGCTGCGCTGTTATTGTTACCGCTTGCATGGCTATTAGCTCGCCGTGCTCCTTAGCAATAGCCTGTAACCGCTCTGCAATATATGGTGTTATCGGCGTAACATTTTGATTCCAAAAGGCAACAGGATTATTATCGCTCGTAACATTTTCGTAACTGTTACACGTAACGGCAGCATTTTTATCGTAACAACCACTACTAAAGTTGTTGTTGTTACTCTTACTCTTATTCTCTTTCTTATTCTTACTCTTATTCTTATCCGTAACATCTGTGTTTGTTACATCGTTGTTACGTGTAACATCTTGACTTGTTACGCTTTTGTTACACGTAACATCTTCGTAACATTCCGTAACATCTGTGTTTGTTACATCGTTGTTACAAGTTTTGGATTGCTTCTCACGCTGTCTTTTAGCTCTCATTGCTTCCTTGCAGCGTTCACGCTCCTTAAGCTTTGAAAGTTCTTCAGCATTCTGATACTCACTCCAGCCTACAATATAGATATAGCCGTTTTCCTCTATATCTATCATGTTATACTGCTGAAATACTTCTAAAGCTGTTTCTGCAATTTTAGGTTTAAACCCACCAACAGCAGCTAAGGTTTTAGGTGTATACGCTACACCTTCGGTAGCATATACATAACCACCATCATTTTTTTTGCGAGCTAAAGCTAACAGGAAGAACCACATTAATGCCAGGCTATCACCAATCTTCGTATCAGCACGAAGTATCTTAATTTTTTCGCTGTCGAAAACATCAGCGCTAACCTTGAACCAGCTCTCCATGTTGCCCTCCTACAATAACTTCTTCCATAATGGCTGCCGTCTAAGTAAGCTTACATACTTCATAAGTGCTTTCTTTCTCATAAGTAGTTCCTTCCGATTCTTTCAACCCATTCTTCCCTACTATGTTTATCTTCATAGCAAGTTTGAGCAAATCGCCTTAACCGCAAGTCTGTTTCCTTGTCCAAATGAGGTCCGAGCCTGCCTTTATGATGTTCGTAGCATAGCCAGATTGTTAAACCCAGCTTGTCCGAAATCTTTCTCCCGGCTGCTTCGAATATCACATGATGGCGCTCCAGGTTGCGAGTAGTGCCACACATAAAGCACTCCTTTTCGCTTTGCAATATGCTTTTCTTACTCATTTTTTTCGCTTTCTGGTGTCTTGAACACCGCATTATCAGAAACAACATTAAGAGGCTTAACATTGGCAGCTTCTTCAATTTCTGCTGCGCTAAAATCTTCTTGCTGTTCTTTCATCTCGGGGATTTCTGCCTGTGCTGCTTCTATCAGCTCTAAGCGTTCCCTTATTGCGTTATGCGCTAAACTATAATTTGGAGCTTGAAGCAGTTGCTCTAGCTGATCGTATGTCAGTTCTACAATATCTGTCATACCATTACGAGTACGCACATACGCTTTTCCATATTCAAGCTTAACGAATTTATTTTCCGTGATTTCTACACCACTATCACACCATTGACGAATCTTTTTGCCGATCTGCGGAGTAATTACTTCACACCAATCAACAAATAATCCGGTTCTGTCTTTTGTAGCAGCGGCCATATGACGCTCAACACTAATGTCAAACATTACTGTAAATTCATATTCTAAGCCGTCTCGCTGAATAGGAGCTAATCCCATTTTTATCGGCATTTTTTTGCCTTTTTCATTCTCTACAATCTCATATGCCTGCTTGCTTCTCATGCAAACAATTACGTCCATTTTTGCTTGGAGAATTGCGTCAACAAGCTTATTTTGCTTCGGGGTAGCGTCCTTCCATGCAGTAAAGCTATTACCGCTTCGTGTTGTCGCTGCTTTCTTGTCGACAAAATCCAGGACGCCGCCTTCACCTGCCCACGCATGAGACAAACTGTCAATAATCAACACGTTATATCCTGCTTGCTCTGCCTCATGGATGTAATCAATGTACTTTTCCGGAGTAAACGGTGCGGTCATCGGAGCTACATCGTACTCGCACAGATTACTGTACAGCTCACCGCTGCCGTTTTCCGTATCTATCATTGCAATCTTATCACCTAATCCTTGCGCTAACTGCAATGCGCTGTAGGTTTTACCGCTGCCACTAACACCGGTAATAGCAATTTTCAAAAACGCTTTTTTGCGTTCAGCCTTTTTAAACAGTCCCATAATTCACTACTCCTTATTTGCCCGGTCAATTTTGTACGCTTCTTCGTACTCTTTTATGCTATTCAGAATTCTTTCGCAGTTTGATTTCATAAGCATTGCGGCTTTGTGAAATTCCTCATCGTTTTTGCCAAGCCCGGCAAAATCGGTAAAGTTAGCTGTCTCAACGTCAAAACATAAGCCGTATCTTGCGTCAGTCAATGCGTTCATATAACTTCACCTTCCTTAACCAGCTCTTCAAGTTTGCTGTGAAGCTTAAGAGTTGTTTCAGCATCCCAGTGACAGCATTCACGATAACTGCCAACTTTAGGATATGTTTGCATATTTACCGACAAGCTGTTAACGTTATAGCTTAACACATCACCTTCACGCACAGCCTGTTTTTCCTGGTGGTATCCGTAATGTTGATACTTACATTTGCCATCCCTGGTACAGTGCGAGCAAGTCTTAAAGTCTTTCAACCAGCTCTCTTTCGTCTGCTTCTGTTCGCCGTGCTTTCTTTTTCTGAAGGCTTCAAAGCCTTCCAAACTAAGTCCGCTGCGAGCTAACACGGCGTTAACCTGTTCGTTAGTTACCATATACATCCTCCTTTTGAATTCCGAAACCAAGCTTTAAATCAGCATAGGCTTTAACTACTCTGCCTTGTGCAGTTGTATAGCCTTTTTGCTGAAGCTCTTTGTTCCATTCCCTTATAAGCGAGTAGCCTTTTCCAACGCCTACGCCTAAAAGGTTGGCAATGTCTTTAGCTGTGTAGAATCTGCTTTCCATGTTTGACAACCTCTTTTCCGTATGCTATACTATATATGACCTATTTTTTAAACCGATTTCCTTTCGACTTTATTTATAGGTTAAAGGCTCTCTATTAGCGTGGGGGGTCTTTTCTTTTTGTTCTTCTTCAATACCAATCAACACAAGCAAAGCCTGTGCACCTTCACGGCATTCTTTTAAAAGACTGTCGCCGAGGTGCTTTTTTTGTACTGTTTTCGCTACCATTTGCGGAAACAACTCAACCACTTCACCGACTTCTTTTTGCGCCCTTAACATATTCACTGCTAAATCATCAACAGGAGGAATAAGTCCAAAAACGTCGCAGAACACAACGTTCTTTTGCAGGTGCTGTACACGTAACCACGGTGTACGATAGAGTTTTGACATTGCTAGTGCAATAACATCAGGGCATTGCCGCCAGTCAATCTCATAGTCTTTCAAGCAGCTAGGAGAAATCCCTAGTTTTTCTGCCGCCTTAATGCGGTTCAAACCTGCATATTCTCTAGCTGTTTTGTAGATATTAGTTTGAGTTTCAGACATCTTAAAAAAACTCCTTTATGGTATAATACAAGTATGGCAGTTAACCAATCGTTATAAATCTGCCATCATTGATTTTTCACTGTGTAGTAATTAACAGTGACCACATCTCCAGGCTGGAGATAACGGCGGTTGGCGGTCAGGTGCCGGTTGTCTTTGCTCACGTTATACCAAAATTCATCAAAACAAATTCTCGTTTTGTTGAGCAGAAAATACTTGTCAGCGATTCCATACATGGTTTCGCCTTCTTGTACAACATGAGTGACTGTATGCCTTTGCACCTGGCTGTCCGAAAATCCGCCAACTAAGCTAAGACAACACCAAGCAAAGATGATACATACGCATATTTGCAATACCTTTTTCATTTTTTCACCCCTTTGTAGTAATTTCAGGCTTTTCTACTACCGTTAAGATTTTGTAATTTCCATGGCGATAGCAAGCCCAGAAGCACTTACATGCTTCAGTCTCGTTTCTTTCGGTAAAAATATCAAGTCTTACCTTACCAGTTTCCAAACTTAAAAAAACTACTACCCAATCTTTACATTTATACATCTCTTCTTCCCTCCTTTACGCTTCTAAAAAGTAATCAACACTTACGCCGAAGTATTCGGCGAGTTTTTGCAACGCTTCAACATTAGGTTTGTTTCTGCCATTTTTCCAAGTTGAAAAAGCTGAATTGCTAAGTCCTGTTGCCTTCGCAACCTGATAAGCAGTAACATTGTTTTTCTGCATTAATTCAGCAATTTTTCTATACATTTCAGCACTCCTTTCTTGACGTTCAATTTTGAACGTGATATACTTTAATTGACAAATGTAAAATACTTAAAATTATTTTACGGCTTTAAAGTATTTTTGTTTTACATCTTAGTAATATTATAACATAATGTGTTAGAGTTGTAAAGTAATTTTGTTTTGCTTTTGTAAAATATTTTTTCGAGGTATCGAATGTACGAAAAATTTGAAGCTCTTCTAAAAGAACACAATACAACAGCATACCAAGTTGCTAAAGCAACTGGTATCAGCAACTCAACATTTTCTTTATGGAAAAGTGGTCGTTCTGAGCCAAAAGTAGCGACCATACAAGCTATTGCTAATTACTTTGGCATTCCTGCTGGTTACTTTTATGAAGATAAAGACTATGCTCTTGGTGTAACGGAACAACAAGCAAAGTCCCTCGGCATAGACACCGAAGCAGTAAAGCAGCAGCTCAACGCCCAGCTTCTCGATGAACAGGCTATTGAGATTGCGAAACAGATTCAGAAGCTCGATGACACCCAAAAGATGGCTATTGAGCAAATTATAAAAGGGCTATTGCAAGGCAAAGGCAAGGCCTGACTTCCCCTTCGCCAGCATGGCATAATACCTTGCAATCTAAAGGAAGGAGGTTAAAACGAAGTCGATGTCATACCACTAACGAGTATGCACAGCTGATTCGACAATTACAAACAGAGCATGTGTATTTCCTGCTACTCTGCATAGAAATTGCCAACCAACTGGTTGCAAAAAAACAAGCTGAAACCGTAAAACACGGACTTAATGATTCAACTTGATGTTAGGGGGATTCCTTTAGGGAGTCATTTTGTAGAAGAACTACAGCAAAAAGAGGGCGCATATGTCCGTCCTCTTTTTCGTATATATAGAAGGGAGTCGGTACGAAGTGCTAGAATACCCAATCAAAACAAAGCAGGAATTGTTAACTGACAATCGCGTTGTAAAGTGGGGCAAACATTATGCAGCCATATTATTATATTCAAGACTTTCGCCAAATGGTCATTATAGAATAATGTGGGGACAAAATGATTATTATGTATATGATGCCAAGTCTGAGCGATTGCTAACGTGTGGGCACCGTTGTGTAAATCTGTACACAGCTTTCATCGCAGACAACGGATATTTCTTGTTAGAGGAATGGCTAAACAGGGATGCTTTATGTGGAAGAATAACAATAAAATTTTTGGACGGTGAATTGATTTATCAAAATGAATTTCCATTAAATATTATGCTATCTATTCTTTCGGAAAACGGATTGTTTGCAGCTGTAAGTCTTTGTAATGGACCAAGCTATCTTGCAAATAATCTTGTTATCATTGATTTAAGGAACGATACTACAACAGCTGCTGCATTTCCTTCGATAGCGGATGCGGATAATATAGTAAGTTTTGACACAGACAAGAATATTTTTACCATTAAGTCATCAAATAATATAAGTTACAAATACAGTATTGATGGAATTTTTTTGGACGAGGACAAGTACACTGTTTTTGCGGAATCTACACTCGTAGGGAAAAAAGCTTTTATGGCAGCTAAAAAGCATCTTAAAAATTTAGACTCTACAAATATCAATGATTATTCCAACGTACTTTCTTTACTTCAACGGTCATTACAAGACGTATTAATGGATAAAGAAAAGGCTAACGTTTATCGTTGCATAGGCGACATTCAATATCGCTGCGGAAATAAACTAATAGCTCTCAACGCTTATAAAAATGCGCTTTCTTTCAATGATAAAGTTGGTGTAAAAACAATATTTAAACAACTGCAAAAGGAAATATGGACACTAAAATGAAAAACTGGCAAAGACTATTAATCGTATGCGGAGTTTTAGCAGTAGCTGGTGCTGCTGGAATGACTGGCGGACATTATTTAACACTGATATTCGCATGGTTTACCTATAATTTCTACAAGAATTTTTCTCGAGCTACAGATGCAAAAGAAAAATCTAAGCAGAAGAAGCTATTGATTTTGTTTAGCGTAATCACGTTATTCTTTTGCTATCAAACTTTCTCTTCCAATAGTTCATCATTAAACGTTGCTTCAAATACAACTAAACAGTCCCAGGGAAAGAAAATCGAGCAAGATAGATTTTCTAAAAATATTAGCGATGTTACCGGTCTGCCAGTTGAAGCAGCAAATTCTTTAGAAAAAATCCTCATAACAGATATGAGATTTTCCGACAACTTCAAAATTCAACATGATGAAATGCTTGATGGCTATAAAGACAATCAGAAAACAAAAGGTTATCGTTGCGCAGATGACGGCATTGTAAATGTTATCATCTATCTCACAGACAACAAGATAACTGCTATTCGTCATGATAATTATGATATGTTTGTAGACGGAAAAGCAGTTTTAGGCAAATATGATTTTGTCATTGAACATGAATCGGATTTGCTCACGTTTGCGCGAGAAGATGTAAAACGATTTTTAAAATACCCGGACAGTGCTGAATTTGGTTGGTACAGTGATTGGAAAGCAGCAAAAAATCCAAAAGAAATTATTGTACAATCGTGGGTAGAATCCAAGAACGGTTTCGGCAATACTGTTCGTCAAAGCTTCCAACTCAAATACACGCCAGACGGCAAACAGCTTACAAGCGTAATCATTGGGAATCAAAGATGCTTGTAACCAAAAACAATAAGGCGAATTCAGTAACAGACTACTTCCCTAGCCTGTTAAAACATTCACTAGCAGGCTTTAAGCCTGCTTTTGTGCTTTTTAAAATAAAAAAAGCTTGAAAAACAGTCTGAACATAAAATTCCAGGTTGCTTTTCAAGCCAGTGTTTTATACAGTTTATATCACTATTTTTATAAATTAAAAATCTTATCAGAGCTTCATATTTAGCTTATATGAGCATTTATTTTTCACTAATATAAATATAAGTAGAAGCCTTGAAAAGTCGCTTATAAGCTAAATACTAAAGAGATTTTTTAGCGTTTTTGGCAAAAATTACAAGAAGGGAGCTGCAGAACATGACAGTAACAAAAAATCCGAAAACAGGAAAATGGGACTGTGCTTTTTGGTATAAGGATTGGCAAGGCGTACGCAAACATACAACAAAAAGAGGTTTTGACAAAAAGCGCGATGCTGAAAAATACGAAAGCGATATGAGAAACAAAACTCATACGCATGATCCGAAATTCAGCGAAGTAATTGCAGCATACCGGGAGGAGCTGGACAGCAAACTAAAACTAGGAGAATTAAAGCAATCGACAGTTGACGGAAAAATCCAGGCATTGGAATATTACGTTCTCCCCTTCTTCGAAAACATGAACGTCGATAAAGTTACTCCGCTTCAAGTTATGCGCTGGCTTGCATTACAAAACGAAAAGTCAGAAAAAGAACGTCTTTCAAGCAGACTGTTAAACCGCATTCGCTCAGAACTTAACCAGGTCTTTGAATTCTCAAAAAGAAACTTCGGGACAAAAAACAACCCTGTCACTCTTACTGACAGAGTAAAGCCGTATTCAAACGATACACGAGCAAAGCTGTGGACTGTTGAACAGTATAAAGTTTTCTACGATGATATTGAGATAGCTTCGCATAGAGTGCTGTTTAATATCATCTTTTGGGCAGGTTTGCGAATAGGTGAAGTTCTGGCATTAAAAATCGAGGATATATCTCCATATAAAATTCACGTCGACAAATCACTCATGAGGATAAACAATAAAGATGAATATGTCATCAGCACAACCAAGACAAGAAGCTCAGTCCGAGATGTTGAGATACCGAAATACCTCTATCATCAAATCGTGGACTACATAAGCACACTTTACAAGGTCAAAGCCGAAGATTATATCTTCGACGGCATCAAGCCGACGGCTATCAGAACATATATGCGCTATCACTGCATTAAGTTAGGCTTGCCAAGAATAAGCCCTCATATTCTCCGGCACAGCTATGCTTCCATGCTTTACGCAACAACCGGAGATATTTTGGCAGTCGCTGAACAGATTGGTCACGCAGATACAAATACAACCTTTAAATTTTATGCTCACATGATGCCTGAAGCTAATAGAAAAGCTGTCGACAAATTAGAGAGCCTAACTGTGGATAACTTGCCCAAAAATAGCGAATTTTAA